TGGTTTTTTTAGTGGTATTGTTTACATGGTTCTTTATTTAAAAGGATGGTTATGAAAAAACTTTTGGAATTTCTAAAAAATAATTTCAGCACATGGTTGACAACTATTCTAGCATGTGTTATAATTTACCAAATGTATAATATGGACACTAAACCGTCCGAATTTAAAGACTTTAAAGATGGTGTGCAAAACCATTTGGTATGGTCAATTAAAGGTGAATGTTTCTTTGTTCGTCCACACACAGAGCAAACAGTTTTCTTGGTTCGTGTGGCAGATTGTGATAAAAAATAAGGAGTCACTATGAGTTTATTTGTTGAAGTTAATTCCGTTGATAAAGGATGTCCAGTCATCATCAACTTGGATCACATTATCGAAATTGCACCTTTGGCCAGTGGTGGTTGTGCTCTGTTCACACAAGATAGTGCTGGTATGAATTCTAAAAACGCTATGCGTGTTTCGGATAGTTATAATCTATTCAAACAATTTGCTATGGAAACTGTTACTCCCGAAGATATTGCTCGTAGATTCCCTAAAGCAAAACAGGAACATACTGCTGAATTTAAACCAGAACAAACACAAAAGAAAAAAGGTAAACAAGAATTTGATATTCCAAAATTTGGTGAATAAAAATGAAATTCACATTGGTGTGTCAGTATCCAATTTACGATGAATTCACTGCTCGTAATGTTTCACCATATGGTGACAAATTAACAAGTGAATTTGATGCTGTCGAATTGGATGTAATACTAGAAAACTTCACAATGTTCCTGCGTGGGTGTGGATTTCACCCTGATGGATACCTAACCTTTGTTCCACACGATGAATGATTTATTAAAACCTACTTTTGATTGGATAAGAAGTGATTGGCACAGTAATCGTATCCGTTTTATTGTTGAGCTTGTTGCTTGGGCTATTAGTATTGGGTGTAGTATTACAATGGCAATCACCGTCCCCAACCCACCGTTGTTGGGCTTGTATCCTGTTTGGATTACTGGTTGTGCCCTTTACGCTTGGGCTGCTTTCACTCGTAGGTCGTTTGGTATGCTTGCTAACTACATTCTGTTGACAAGTATCGATACCATTGGTTTGATGAGGATGTTATGGAATCTTTAAACACACAACAAGTCATTGGTAATTATAATTCAGTTGGTTCTGTTTATCAAAGTGGTGGTTCTTTTAAAATTGAAGTTCCACAAGTTTCTATGATGGTTGCAAAACCACTATCATACGAATTTCGTGTGGTTGAACATGTTGATGAAACCGGTGCAATAAAAAAAGTTGGATTACAATATTCTGTGCATGAACACGACAGTTATGGTGTCCGCCAATTGCGCCAAGGTTGGACCGATGTTCAACGTATTCAACAACCATATGCTGAGTAAATGGTGGCGCCTGTGGGCAAAAGCCCTAGGTGATAAAAGTGGTAATAATGACCATGAGGCAAATATAATTGCTTGCCTAAGAACTATAATTGTGTTAACATACATCATCACAAACCTTTTTATTATTGCTGGCGTAATCCGCCATTGGTGACATGAACATCTTTTACCTTGACCCTAACCCCAAAACCTGTGCTGAAATGCATTGTGATAAGCACGTGGTTAAAATGATTATCGAATATGCTCAGCTTCTTTCTACTGCTCATAGGTTCCTTGATGGCATACCTGAACGTTTGCACCGAGAGGCAACTGGCCGACAATACACCCGCTATACTCTTTCAGATAGTCGTGATGATGTGCTTTATAGTGCCACTCATATCAACCACCCTTCAGCTATTTGGGTGAGAGAAGATGAGAAACATTATCGCTGGCTGTTTCTAATGTGGTGTGAACTACTTGATGAATACACACATCGATATGGTAAAATTCATTCTTGTGCAAGGTTGCAATCAGCCCTAAGTTCACCACCATTTAATATCCCTTATGGTAATGAATGGTTTGCACCAACGCCAGCCATGCCTGTTGACCTCAAAGTTTTGTCGGACAATCCAGTTCCAGGTCGTAAATATGATTCACTCAAGTCGTATCATAAATACTATATAATGGAAAAAGTCCGTTTCGCCAAATGGAAAAATCGTAACACACCTGATTGGTTTCAACCCGCATGATTTATACTTTTTTGAATAAAAACACAAATGAGATTGAAGAACATACGATGCGCCTAGCTGAATATGATGAATTCAAAGAAAAAAATCCCCACCTAGAACGTTATTTTGGACCTGATAGTATTCCAGGTCTTGGTGATGGTATGCGTATGGACACACCAGGAGTTGGTAAGGCTGACTCCACATTCGAAAAGTATGTCATCAATCGTATGAAAGAATCAATACCTGGAAATACGATTAAAACTGGCCATAAAACCAAAATGCAAAGAGAGTGGTAATGGCTCAGATACCAGCACTATTTTTACCCAAAAAAAATGAGGAAAAACCTCAAGTAAAAAAGCAAGAAAAGAAAAGGAAGAAACCGCCCGTGGACAAAAAGGTTTCTGCAATATTAAAAGGGAGAATTGATGGTTACAAAAAAAACAACGGCCAAATACGCAGCAGAATACTTGCAGGATGATGAACACAAAACAAGACACCAACCAGTAATCAACAATTCATTGAAAATAAAACCAGACCATTTAAAAACATTTGAACCATTAACGGAGAATCAGAGATTATTTTTTGAAATGTATAAAGGCGGCGCCTACTTTATGGGACTGTTCGGCAGTCCTGGAGTAGGCAAAACTTTTTTGGCACTCTATAAAGCACTTGAAGAAGTTTTGGACAAATCAAACTCATTCAGACAAGTGGTAGTTGTAAGGTCATTGGTACAATTACGTGATGTTGGTTTTTTACCAGGTGATTTAAATGAGAAACAAGAAATTTATGAATTACCATACAAAGAGATTGCTTCTACATTATTTGGTAGACCAGATGCATGGGATAGGTTAAAGGAGCAAGGATATGTCAGGTTTATTTCCACTACTGCTATACGTGGCATTTCTATTGATGATGCTATTATTATTGTGGATGAAAATCAAAATCTTAATTGGTCGGAAGTCAACACAATCATTACCAGAGTTGGACACCGTTCAAAAATCATCTTCTCAGGAGATTTTAAACAAACAGATTTGATTAAGAGTAACAAAGACCAAACAGCATTCCACAGTTTCTTGGAAGTGGCAAGAAAGATGCCATCCTTTCAGGAAATCTACTTTACACCAGACGATATTGTTCGTTCTAGTCTAGTAAAACAATGGATTGTGGCGTGTGAAGAATTAGGATATTAAATGATAAACACTATTAAACATGAAATGTGGTCAACACCTATATGGATTGCTGACACAGGTTTTGATAAATATTTCAATGATATTATGTTGATGGAATTGAGAGAAGAACGTGACAACAATAGGTTTGATATCTATAATATATGGAATGTTAAATCGGAAAAGTTGCAAATGGTGAAGGAGAAATTGTTAGAATTACACAAACAAGAACTGTTTGAGTATTTGAATCAAAATCATCCAGCTGGTTATGAACCATATCTATCAAATGGTTGGTTGAATTATTTTAATACCGGAGAAGGTCTGACTTTACATGACCATGCAGGATCTTTACTGGCTGCAACATATTATGTAAGTGTGCCAGAAAATTCAGGCGATATATATTTTAATGATCCTAGAGGTGCGGTCGATTGGGATTGGCGCTGTGATGGAAAAGTTAAATACACTTCCAAGTTAATTAGAATCAAACCAAAAGCGGGCCAAATTATTATGTTTCCTGCATTTCTCTTTCATGGTGTCGAAGAAAACAAATCAAATAAACCAAGAATTACAGTTACAACAAATATAATAAATGGAGACATAAAAAACCCTCCAAAAACATTAATAAATAAGCTCTATGATAAACTACTCTAAAACGGAATAAAAATGACCACGCCAACCTCAGGTGCGATATCCTTCTCCAATGTTAATTCTGAAACAGGCCTTGCTGCTGGTGGAGCTTCTTCCAACATGAGTTGGGTTAAGGACAATTCGAAAACCAGTGTTGGTGGAAGCACCGGTGTAGTCAAAGACATGGGTTCATTATACAATAAGGCCTATTATCAAAACAATATGGGTGGTGCTTGTAATAATGGTAACTGCACCAATCAATGTAATTGTGGTAATATAAATTGTAATAATTGTGTTATTAGTGGAACTGTAAATTGTGCTAATTGTGACACTCAAAAATATTTACAACCAAATTGTAATTGTAATTGCACATATAATTGCACTACCACGACCACCTCATACAATTGTAATTGTGATTGTTGGATTTGTGCTTGCACTTGGTAATTTAATACATTAATTTATAGGATAATTATGAAATTTGAGATTCTTGCTGAACACTATACTGGTGATAGAAAAACATTCATTTATGACAATGAAACGAATATACTATCAACTGAAGATGGATTTGTTTTTGAATATCCAGAAATTAAACAACACAATCTAAAAGAAACTAAACCATTTTCAAAATATGATCCTTTAAAAAAATCAAAAGATATTACACTTATTAAGATTCAATTAGGATTATCTTGTAATTACACTTGTGATTATTGTTCACAACGTTTTGTTGAACGTCCACCAGAAACATCCAAAAAAGACATTGAAGATTTTATGAAAAAATTGGAAGTGTTGAATATAACTGAAGAACGTGGATTGCGTGTTGAATTTTGGGGTGGAGAACCTCTTGTTTACTGGAAAACCTTAAAACCTTTAGCTGAAGCAATTGCTGAAAAATTTGGTCATTGGAAAAATAAACCAAGCTTTGGTATGGTAACTAATGGTTCACTTTTAACAAGAGAAATTTGTTCTTGGTTGTATTATATGAATTTTGGTGTTGGCATTAGTCACGATGGACCAAATCAAGATGTTCGTGGACCAGATCCATTTGATGATGAAAACAAAAAGAAAATTATATTAGAATTTTATAAAATTATGAAAACACAAAATCGTATTAGTTTTAATGCGATGATGAATGCTAAGAACACGAACAGAAAAGAAATTAGAGATTGGTTTATTGCACTAACTGGTGATAAAGATGTTCCGATTGGAGAAGGTGGTATGATTGATGCATATGACGATGCGGCCGTATCATTATCAATTTCAAGTAAAAGTGAACATTTTGAATATAGACGAAATGCTTTCAATGATATACACACAGAAGGTAAAGAATTAAATTTTGTGTCGGTTCTTAGTAAAGTGGATGATTTTGTAAATCGTCTATTAAACCACATTGAATCAAAATATGTTGGTCAAAAATGTGGGATGGAAAATGAGGACACAATTGCTCTTGACCTGAAAGGTAATATTGTCACTTGTCAAAACGTTTCAATTGTAGAAAATAGTAAAAATGGTGAACCACATTATGGTGGCAACTTGGAAGACTATGACAATGTTCAATTAACATCTGTTACACATTGGAAAAATCGAGTGAGTTGTGGTGATTGTCCTGTATTACACCTATGTAAAGGTTCTTGTATGTATTTGGATGGCCATCATTGGGATGTAACTTGTAATTCTGCATATAGTGACAATGTAGTTTCTTTTGCGATTGCAATTTCCAGAATAACAAATGGTTATATTCCTGTTACAATCAAAGCAGAAGGTTTACCCCTAGATAGACAAGATATTTGGGGAACAGTATATGAACACAAAGAAGAAACAACAAAGAAGATTATTCCTATCAAATTTGTTGCTGAAAAAATTGGCATGATTGACGATGTTGAGGTTTACGGTAAAACAACAGTAGGAAGTTAAAATGTCTGAACATTTAAACAATAACATAGAAATATTAAAAAAAGTATCCGGATGTAATGTTGAGTTGGTGAATATACCACCTCTAATAAAATCGCAAATTGATGTTGAAAGTGTGATGTTTAAATTTACAAAAAAGGGTAGAGTAGTAAATTTAATAATTCCATCTATATCTGCTGATTTCGACCACAGGTCTACAAATACACATGAAAAATCAGAAGATTTTTTATATGCTGTTAAACAAATAATGTCAATTTTAGAATCTAACAATCAAGATGAAATTATAAAATTAAAAACTGAAATGCGAGGTGGTGGCCACGATGCACCTTGGCCAGAAATTTTGTGGCCATTATCTTTTTTTATTGACACTTCAACACATAGAATTATTATTATGAGATATGTGTATCTTGTTACCGAATATGACGAGTGTTTATCATTATTGGTTGAAGGATTAAAAAAAATTGAAGGTGTTGTAAAAGTAGAAGTGAGAAAACGTTTAGAAGATAAAGATAATGATGTATATTTTATTAGTTGCCACATTGATGATTTGATTTATCCTGGTATAACCAACTCTATGGTTGATTGTCATTCAGATGTTGAAACACATGAAATGATAATTCAAAATGTCATCACAACGATACACAGTAACAAAATTAGAAACACAATGATGAATGATAGTATGCATTTTAACGAGGAAATTCATACACAACAATGAGATAATATAAATGAAATGTGAAAATATTTTTGGTTTTCCTGTTGTTAGGATAAACTGTGAAGATGAATTAATATATAAAAATGAAGAATTAACTAAGAGTGTTAATTTCGTTTTTAATTCAAACCGTGTTATTTACCGTGATAGGTCGCTAAAAGGTGATTCACATAAAGGTGGTGGTTTAACTACTGCAAGTGAAAGTTATCTTTCTATCGTGGAACTTCCTGGTGCTCAACCACTAAAGAAATGGGTGAGCGAACAATTCCTAAAAGTAAAAGATACGATGGGTTGCACATACAAAGGTGACTCAATTTATTTCAAAAGAAGTTGGGCCAATCGTTTATATCGTGGCGGCCACGGATTGGTTCACAACCATGCCAAAATCGACAACTTCATATCCCAAATGACTGACTATGCCCGTAAGGATTTTAATCCTGATGCAGTTGGAATACTCTATGTTGATGTTCCAGAAAGTTCATCCAATCTTGTTTTTATTAACAATGGTAGAACCCAAACCTGGATTGATGAGTATGATGAACTTGACACACACTGGATTACACCGATTGAAGGACAACTTGTGATACATCCACCAGAACTATGTCATGCTGTGAGTATTCATCATAACAATCTTCCACGTAATGTTTTTGTGTTTGATATTGATTATGTTGATGAAGAATGAAAATCTTTTTGCTACTCCAATCTGGACACACAAACTAGATAAAGAAACAAATGATAATATTAAACAAGAAATTGTTAATTATCAGAAAAACACTAATCTGTTTGACTCGGATACCACTGGTATCAAAAAACTAAAAAATACCATTGTTGAAGCATACGATTCTATTGCCATCGACCACCATTTTATGCGATACTATGGTGAAGTACATGGTCGACTAAATGTAATTGGTTATGGTGTTTGTGATACACCACATAATCATATTGGTAAAATGCTTGTTGGTGTTTACTATGTGCAGGTTGGTGAAAATACAGGTGATATTTTGTTACATGACCCAAGAGGTGGAGTCAACTGGCAGAATTTAAATTTTGATCCACAAGAAAAAGATCCTAATAAAACTTGTAGAACATATCATAGAATTAAACCTGAAAATGGTTTCTTAATTTTGTTTCCTAGTTATTTGGTTCATTCTGTTGAAACAAATCTTAGTCAAGAAGATAGAATTTCTATCGTAATTAATATTTAAGGAACATATATGAAATTTATAGTTGTTGGTGGTGGAACTTCTGGTTGGTTGACCGCATTATTCACACGAAAAATTTTCCCTGATGCAGAAATAAAAGTTATTGCCAGCAGCGAAATTGGTATACTTGGAGCTGGAGAAGGTTCGACACCGCAATTCCCACAATTTTTAAAAAGAATTGATATTTCACCATCCGATATCATCAAAAATGCAAAAGGCACACTTAAAAACGGAATCAAATTTACAAATTGGAACGGTGATGGTGAACACTATTATCATGGATTTCAAGACAATTTAGATTATCTGAAAAAAACAAATTACAACTATCGTGCTGAATATCTAAACAAAATTAAAAATAATAAATGTTTGGATGATTTACATTTAACTCCATATATTTCTGAACAAAAACAAGTAAAATATAGGAAAGATACAAATGAACCTGTTGGCCAAGATTCACTACATTTCGATGCAAACTTATTAGCCAAATATTTACAAAGTGTTGCATTTCAAAGAAACATTGAATTGATTGATGATGAGGTTGTGGGTATCAATACACATGAAGATAATTACATTAAATCATTGACATTAAAGAATAAGGGTGAAGAAACTTTAGATTTTGTTTTTGATTGCACAGGATTTAGACGATTAATCATTGGTGATTTTTATAAAACCAAATGGAACTCATACAAAGACAAGTTACCAATGAATCGTGCTATGCCATTTTTTATTCAAAATGAAGGTGAACAATTACCTCCATATACAGAATCTATTGCAATGAAATACGGTTGGATTTGGAAGATTCCTGTTCAGGGTAGATATGGGTGTGGTTATGTGTTTGATTCTAGTTTCGCTAGTGATGAAGAAATCTTGCAGGAAATCAGAGATATGTTTGGAGACGATGTTGTTAGCCCAAGAACGTTTAGTTTTGATGCAGGTTACTATGACAAAGTTTGTGTTAATAATTGTATTGCCGTTGGTTTATCATCCGGTTTTGTTGAACCTTTGGAAGCCACAAGTATTTGGGTTCAAATTGTCGCACTAACTCAATTTGAATTTAGTAGAAACGAAATATTAACCCGCAATCAAAAATACATTGATAATTATAATCAAACATTAAAATCAATAAATCAATCAGTATTGAATTTTATATATTTTCACTATTTAACTCCACGTAATGATAGTAATTTTTGGAAAACATTTAGAGAAAAAAATCAAGTTCTACCTTTCATTGAAAAACTGAGTGAAATTTGTGAGGAAAATATTCCTGAAAAAGAGGTTTATGAATATCTTACATCAATGGAAAATGTTCGAATTGGTTGTCAAAATGTTTCAGATACAAATATATTTTCTAGAGATAGTTGGTTACAGGTTGGTTCTGGCATTCGCTTCTTTAGTAAAGATATTGCCGCCAAGGAATTTGAACAAAACTTTAAATATTATAAACCAAGTTTAGATATGATTGAATTACATAAACAAAACAATTTGGATCTATTAAAACATAATCAACATTTACAAAATATAAAAGAGAAAAATAATGTCTGATTGTATTATTATAGGTGATGGAGTAGGTCATGCAGAAGATTTTAGTAGGATACAGAGAAGTCTAGGTGCATATAGAGTTGCTTCAGAATTAATAGAAAAAGGTTATTCAACATTCGTTTTTGATTTTATTAATGAATTCACTTTGAAAGAAATATTTGATGTTTTAGATAAACACCTGAATGAAAAAACTTTGTGGGTAGGATTCAGCTCAACATTTTTTTGGCCGATAGGATACCAAGAAGATTTGCAAAATGTTCTGAATAATAAAATTGAACATGAACATTCTTCTTTGAATTTAATGTATTGGAAAAATTACACTTTTGTTAAAAATATAATCGAATATATAAAAAGTAAAAGTAAGGCAAAAATTGTATATGGTGGTGCAAAAACTCCTTACACATTGATTGATAAGAATGTGGATTATTATGTTTTGGGTTATGCTGATGTGACAATTTTAGAATTGACAGATTTCTTAGCAGGAAAAAAACAATCCATTGAACATATTGAAGAAGTAGAAATTGATGGTGTAAAGAAATATAAAATAGATTCTTTCAAGTATGCAGAACCAAGAATGGATTCCATTTCAACAAGTTGGTGGCGTAAAGAATTTAATATATTGCCTGCTGAAAGTTTACCAATTGAAACTGGTCGAGGTTGTATTTTCAAATGTAAATTTTGTTCCTTTCCTTTACTTGGTAAGAAAAAAGGAACATATACTAGGTCTTGTGGTATAATAAGAGAAGAATTGATAAAAACATTTGAGACAACAGGAACAACTTCCTTCTACATCACAGATGATACATTTAATGATGACAATGATAAGATGGAAGAATTTCATAAAATGTTTACCAGCCTACCATTCAAACCAAAATTAACTGGTTATTTGCGATTGGATTTGATAAACAAATACACACATCAAGCAGATTTGTTGTCTGAAATGGGTTTTGTTGGTGCTTTTTTTGGTATAGAAACATTACAACCGGAAAGTGCTAAGAGTATAGGTAAGGGATTGCATCCTAATAAGGTGAAAGATAGATTATATTGGCTCGCAGAAAAGTGGAAAAATAAAATAAATGTTACTTCCGGTTTCATTCTTGGTTTACCATACGATACCACAGATTATTTTGATGAATTATTTAATTGGTCTTTAGAAGATGACAACCCTCTACAAGAGATTATTTTTTATCCATTGAAGTTATTCAATAATAAAACTAATAAAGAATTGGATAGATATAATTCCGAGTTTGCTATAAATCCAGAAATATATGGTTATGAATTCAATACGATAACTGATTGGAGATTACCATCACAAAAATTAGATTATAATATGTGTAAAAACATTGCAGAATATTATAATAATATTAGGGGACCAAAAAATAAAATTTCTTCATTCACTATGCACACTATGGCAAATTTAGGTGTATCATACGATGATATGTATAAATGCACACAAAATGAATTGTTAAATAGATATAACTTTGAAGAATTGAATAGATTGAAGATTGAAGAATATAAAGGATTGATTTTGAATGTTTAATTATTGCCCACCAAAAGAGATTCCAAAGATTGAATCTCAAACTTTCCCTGATGGGAAAAGATATTATGTTACACCAAATGGTAAAAAATTGCCATCGGTAACTACTGTGGTGGGCGCACAGAAAAAACAATCCATTTTAGAATGGCGCCGTAGAGTTGGTGAAGATGTTGCAAACAAAATTTCCAGACAAGCAACATCACGTGGCACCAATATGCATACGATGTGTGAATACTATTTGAACAATGAACCAAAACCACCAGGTAACGTCATGCCTGATGCGAAAGAATTGTTCATATCAATCAAACCATATCTAAACAAAATCAACAATATACATTACCAAGAAGTTGGTTTGTGGTCTGAACAATTAGGTTTGGCGGGTCGTGTAGATTGTATTGGTGAATATGAAGGTAAGTTATCTGTTATTGATTTTAAAACATCCAAAAAAATCAAAACACGTGAATCAATTCTAGATTATTTCTGGCAAACTACTGCATATGCATTGATGTATGAAGAATTGATTGGACAACCTATTGATGATTTGGTAATCATTATGGCGGTAGACAATGAACAACCAATCATCTTCAAAGAAAAAACACAAGACCATATTGAAGGTTTAGTTAGAGCTATTGATTATTACCACAAAAACAGTTGACAAACTAAATAAATTGGTGTATAATACAATTATGGATAAATTATTTTTACTTGTTATTGTTGTAGGTTTACACGCTTATTGGATTTATAAGTTGGTAAACTATGATTGGAATAATTTTGAAAAAGATTCAGAGGGTGACGATTTTTTGAAACCCTATGAGTGATTATGGTTGTATGAAGCAACTAGAAACGTATTCTGTAATCTTCAACTCCACTAAATAAAAGTGGAGGTGTATATGAGAAGTTATTCCTTGATTTGTTGTGATGGTTGCGAAAAACAATTTGAAAAAGAAACAAGATATGTAAAAGCGGCTGAAAAGAAAGGTAGACGCCTTTACTGTTCACTATCTTGCCATGCAAAACACACAAGAGAAGAAAAGTTGGGTGTTTGGGTGCATAGTGAAGAAAACAAGAAAATGGCCAGAAGTTTGGCTGGTAATAGAAAGGATGAATATAGTCCTTTCAGAACACTATTAAAAAGTTGTAGAACAAGAACTAATAAAGGTGGGAATCCAAAAGGTGATTTTAATTTGGATTTACCATATCTCAAAGAACTTTGGGAAAAACAAAACGGTAAATGTGCCATCACAAAGGTTGACTTAATTTTAGAATCTAGTTATAATAAAAATTATCAAGCGTCACTGGATAGAATTGATAGTTCCAAAGGATATGTGAAAGGCAATGTCAGATACATTAGTGTATCCGCAAATTGGTTAAAGAATAACCTGGATGATGAACACATAAAAGAATTTATCCGGATTTGTAAAATGGTAGTAAACTGATTTTTTGAAAAGTTGGCAAGACGCCGGGGCAGCACCGGCCATCTCCACCAAAAGAATTCTTCACCCTGTATAGAGACAGACAAGTGCTATAGACTATACTAAAGAGTTCTTTTGATGGGGATGAACCAGTTTCGATTGACAAATTAGTAAATTAATTGGCTACCCGACACAGATAGTCGTAAAAACTAAATCAAAGTAAACGCAAACGATGAAAAGTTCGCATTGGCAGCCTAAACGCTGACTAGGGTTTCGGTAGGTTTCCTCGTAACAGAATAACCTACTATCTTTTATTAACAGGAGAAAATATGAAAAAAAGTTTAGTTGCTCTAGCAACAATGGTTTCATTGTCAGCATTTGCTGGTAGTTATGTTCAAGTTGAACAAGAACATGTTATCGGGCGTGCAGGTGCTGCAAATAGTGAAGCAACTTACCTACGTGCAGGTAAGGATTTTGGAGACACATCGGTTAACTTGCAAAGTCGTACCGCTCGTTTTTCAACAAACAGCATCAGTTCAAGCCTAGAAGGAACTGTTTCTAACAAAAACGCAAGCATTCTTGGTATCACACCATTCGTTGGAATGGGCCACGATTTTGGTGGAACCGCTAGTGGTTACAATTATGGCCTAGTTGGCGCATCAACTGGTGTTAAAGTTGGACCTGGTTCAGCATATGCAGGTGTTAAAACCCGTGTATTGCGCCAAAATGATTCCGATCCAAAGCAAACAGTTGTATACGCTGGTTACAACATGCCTGTTGCCAAAGATGTATCATTTAACGTTGGTCTAAGTCATTCAGGCCAAGACATTAAAGAAAGAGGCGTTTCAGCTGGTCTTTCTTTCGGTTTCTAAACCGCCTAAATAAGTATATGGGTTCGGTGGAACCCATTTAAAAAATCCACTATCACACATTACACAACACAATTAGGAGAAAACTATGTCAAACATGACACCTTTTGAGATCCGTCTTGAACTATTAAAAATGGCGAGAGACATGTTATATGATTCATACAACGCAGAAAGAGACCGTCTACAACAAGACTGGAACATCAAATGCGATACTGCAAAGGCCAAAGGTGAAACACCACCTGAACATCCGGCTTTGCCAGCAATCCCCTCAGAACAAGATATTATCAACAAAGCCCAAACACTAAACGGCTTCGTTTCTAATATTCAATCACCAGAACCAACCACAAAAGTTCTGTCTACAAAGAAATCTACCTGAGGGTTAGGGGCTTAGGCCCCTTTACACACACAAGGAGAACAAATGAAGTTTTTATCAACTTTAATTTTATCTTTATCTATTTTATTTTTGCCTGTAAAGGCATATCAAGCACAACCAGATTTACAACAACAGGTTAGTGCAAATATAAATCAACAAATCCTTTGCATGGCTAAAAACATTTATTATGAAGCTGCAATGGAACCACATGAAGGAAAGTTGGCCGTAGCACAAGTCACAATCAATCGTGCCAACAATCCAAATTATCCAAAAGATTTTTGCGGTGTTGTTTACCAAAAGACAGGTCAAACATGCCAATTTACATGGACTTGCGAGAAGGTTGGTCCAGTAAGAAACCCATATGCTTGGGAAGAATGTTTATATATTGCCAAGAGAGCAATGACAGAGGCAATCTTACACAAAGAGATTGCCAAGGCTCGTGCAATGTTTTACCATGCAACATATGTTCGTCCAGGTTGGTCAAACATCCGACCTGTAAGAACAATTGGAAACCATATTTTTTATACGAAAGCTTGATTGTGCCGACAAAAACAGAGATTAATGAATTTAGTGAAATGATTAGTGGAAAATCGGTTGCCTTGCAATGTTCCCATATGGAGGCAATCGTTTATCATTGTGAAGAAACTGGTATGGAAGTTGATGTGGCTTCTACTCTAATATCAAGTGCTTTGAAAGCAAAGATTAGAGAAGAAGCCCAAGACTTGAATTTGTTGAAGAAAAGTTCTAAATTGCCTCTATGACCGAAACGACAGGATTTGAAGCATATGCCCTCTACCAAAGCATTAAACTTCATTTTACTTCTGATTCTTACGATTTTTTTCGCTATAACGGAAAAACCAACGTATCAAAGGACAACTTTGCAAACAACAAAGCTAAGTATTCCTTTTATAAACTTTCCAGGAAGTATAGTTTAGAAGAATTACGGTCGTTTTATATTGCCAATTTTCTGGAAACTACCGTGAATTGGGTTGGTGATATATCAGGAGTGGAAGGTGAAGAAAATTATAAAAAATGGCAAAAAAGAAACCAGAGCTTGACTTACAAGTTCGAACAAGATATAATAGGACTACTTAACGCAACACAATCACCAAATGAAATGTTGATGGTTGAAGATGGACAATATCCATTGTTGTTAAAAGAAATGACTTATGGTAACATAAGCATAGAAACGGTTTGTATATTGAATGATATTATGAATTTCTTGCCGATGTGGTCTAAGAAAATAACAGACGATGTTGTTTGGCCATCATACAAAAGAAAGATTGAAAAATATACACCATTTATTCATTATGATAAACAAAAATTTAAAAATATTTTGAAAGAAAGTCTGAAAGAACATGCCTAAAATTAATTGTATCTACCTTGATATGGATGGTGTAATATGTGACTTTGAAAAGAGATACAAAGAATTGTTCAATATTTTTCCCGCAGAAGCGAGGAACAATAGAGAGTTTGATAAATTTTTTGATGAGTTTATTGCTGGTAATAACTTTGCAACATTAGAAATGATGCCAGACGCTATGCAGTTGATTATGGCATTACGTAATGCATTGCCACCAACACAGATTCTTTCCTCTACTGCCAGTCAAAAAAGATACGATTCAATTTCAAAACAAAAAATAGAATGGTTGGAAAAACATGATATTGATTTCCAACGCAATTTTGTTCCAGGTAAACAGCATAAGAAAAAATATGCTAGAAAAGACACACTAATTATTGATGATACCGAAAGTGTTATCAATGAATGGCGTGCAGCAGGTGGTTTGGCAATCTTTCATAGAAATATTCCAGATACCTTGGCACAATTGAAGTTTCTACTAGAAAGTGCCTAAATAATATTATATAATGAATAATGTGGACAATCCGTTTTATATTCCGTTAATATTCCGTTTTAAGAAAGAAGGTAATTATGAGTATTGATTTTTCAAGCCTAAAGAAAAGTTCAGGCAATCTGGACAAGTTGAAATCTAAAGTAGCAGAGCTCAACGCATCAACAGAAGGCAAATCCGATAAAGAAAATTTTTGGCGACCAGAAGTGGACAAAGCCGGTAACGGCATGGCTACGATTCGTTTTCTACCAGCAGCTTTTGTTGATGGTGATGACGGTCTTCCTTGGGCTAAGATTTTCGAACACGGCTTTCAAGGTCCTGGTGGTTGGTTAATCGACAAATGTTTGACAACCAAGAACCAGCAATGTCCAGTTTGTGAACACAACAACAAATTGTGGAACTCTGGTATTGAAGCCAACAAAGAAATTGTTCGTAAGCAAAAACGCAAACTATCTTACATTGCAAACGTGTATATCGTAAGTGATCCAAAGCATCCAGAGAACGAAGGACAAGTTAAATTGTTCAAGTTTGGTGCCAAGATTTTCGAAAAGATTACAGAGGCAATGAATCCACAGTTTGAAGATGAAACACCAATCAATCCATTTGATTTCTGGAAAGGTGCTAACTTCAAGTTGAAGATTACTAAGGTTGCAGGTTATCAGAACTATGATAAGTCTGAATTTATGTCACCATCAGCATTGTTGGATGACGATGCAGAACTAGAGAAGATTTGGAAGTCTCAGCATTCTCTTTCAGAGTTGACTGCTGACAAAGAATTCAAGTCTTATGATGCTTTGAAAACACGTTTGGATAAAGTTCTTGGTTTGAATGATGATGGTGATGCTCCAAGAGCAAGAACCACAGTTGAACAAGCTAAGGCTGCACCTAAGAAAGTTGCTGATGATACTCCACCATGGGAACCAGCAACAGACGATGATGACATGGCATATTTTGCCAAGTTGGCTGACGATTAAAAACTAAATCGCTCCTTTCTTCGCCTTTAGTTTACCCCGCCTAGTGCGGGGTTTTTCATATCATCCGTGTAGAATCAATAATCAAACCCATGAATGTTGGTTCATCATTTCTAACCGATATCTCAATAGGTCTTAAACCACTCTTAGGTTGAGTTTTGGTCACGTTGTTGACGGTTCTATTGATTGAGCTTGCATCAGGTGTTTGATTTGCAGCAATATTAGCAAAATTAACTTGATTTGTTAAATTCGAAACGGGTGCTGATGTTGGTGGTGATTGAACTGGTTGTGCTGCTGGTGGGCTTGGTGTTGGTTTTGGTTTACTTCTTTCTTGTTTTGGACCAGCAATTTGATTGCCTTCAGCATCAAATATTTGTCCTTCTGGTGCTTCTGGAATGGCATTTTCTTTCTTTTTCACAGGAACAGCAGTAGGTTCTGGTTCACTTGAAGGTCCAATCAAATCATCTATTTCTTTTTTTGGTAATTTTTTGGTGTCTCTCAAATACTCACGCACACCAACATTATAATATTTTGTCAAAAATGGCGCATCTTCTAGTAAACCTTTTAATTTCTCTTGTTTTTTCTTTTCTTTTTCCAAATCTTCTTTAGATTTTGCACTATTCAACGCCGCAGCTGCTAAAGCTGTGTCACTACCAACATCTCCTTCAATTAATTGTTGACGTTGTTCATCCGACATATTAGCAAGCACATTAGTAGCACCATAAGTTAATGCGGCACCACCAGCAAGAACACCGGTTACAGTAGCTGCACCAGAAGCAGCAAATGCTGTTGCTGCTTGTAGTCCCCAACGACCAGCAGAAGCAAGAGATTCAGCAACTTTTACACCCACTTTTTTAGCAATCTCAAGTAGTGTGTTTTTCATCAAAGAAACCAAGTCAGCTAAACCTTTTAATTTTTCCCACAGAGAATCCCACATTGATGTTTCTTCTTTAACTGCTGTTGCTGTGCCACCAGAATTCATGTGTTTCATCAATTTTTGTAAAGTATCAATCAGTTCTTTATGGCGTCTTTCCTTTTCTGAAGAAATTTCTTCTTCTTGATTTTTTAGTTGTTCTCTCAATCTAACATCATCTTCACGTGAAGATTTCAGAAATGAATATATCTTGGCTAATTGTTCATTAATTCCTTCATCACCACCTTCGCCAGAAAGTTTATTAATTTTTTCAGCGGTGCCTCTGCCACCTATAACACTTTTTGTTCGTCCTGTAAAATAGTCAATATCTTTTTGACTTCTACCCATAAGTTTACCAGCAAGAGCTGGAGCAAATCTGGAACCAAATGTCATAAATTTAATGATGTTTAATGGATCAAATTTTTCTTTGAATCCTTTAATTCTTGCTTCGCTTCTGAGAGAAATGGTTTTACCGATAGCACCAAATAAACCTTTATTTGGATCCGCCAATTGGTCAAGGACCATATCAGAAAACTTAGATTTTCTGATTCTTCTGGCTTGTTGGTAATTTAGTTTATTGTCTGCCATTTTTTACTTTCTTTGATGTGCTGGTCTATCATCAACTGGTTTAGGATTTGATGGTGATGTTGTTTCATTTACATTATTAACATTAACATTTATTCCTAAATTCTTTTCTGCTTTTAAACCTTCATGTAATTGTGTATTTAAATAAGTTGCTCTGGCGGTATCATTACTAAAAGCACCACGAACTTGGTCGACTTTAGCAATATCTACTTTTCCTTTACCCGCTGTTAATAAAATTAAAGCCTTGTTTAAGTCATCTGGATTATCATAAGAATTTAAAATATTAAGACCTTTTGCATAACCAGCTTTTAATTTTTCGACCGACAGTTTTGGATCCAAACTGTTAGCTGCTAATAAAGCCAAATATGCTAAAGTAGCTTGTGAAGTTGTTTTTACATCTTTATTGATTAATTCCGGATTGTTAACTAAATCTAAACCCATAAATTTACCAAGAGCTTCGTAGGTCTCTTTGTGTGTTATACCAATCAAAGACCTACCTTTGTATTTTTCTCCACCTTTATAACCAACAGCTTCAAAAAATTTACCTGGATCCGCATCTTCTATTACAGATTTCCATTGTTCAGAGGACCATTTTTTACCAAAAGTAAAATTCATATACGCAGTACCGGCACCTGGTCCAGTTTGTGGTGCTGATGAATCTTTACCTTTTATTTTTTCATATTTGTCAGGCGGAATTTTAGATTTTCCGGACTCCATATTACGCCAAGTATTTTTGTAAGCTACTGGACCTTCTTCACTTAATGTTTGTCCCGCTTGAGTTTCTTTTGCAGCAACAACCATAATACTAGCTGCAACAGCTGAAGAAGCTCCCATTCCAGTAAGTTCTTTTTTGATGTTTGCCGCTCTTTGAACCGCATCTAATCCTTTTAATCCTTCACCTTCTTTACCAACTTTTGTTGCTGATTTGGGTGGTTGTGGTGCAGGTTTGTTTGGCTGTTTTGTTGGTTGTGCAGGTTGTTCTGGTTTTTCTGGAACCTTTTCAGCTTTTTTTTCTTTTTCCGCAGCTTCACGTTTTAAACGTTCTTGTTCTTCTTTTTTTAATCTTTCTGCGGTTTCTTGTTTTTTCTTTTCCTCAGCAGCCTTCTTTTCAGCTTCAGCTTTAGCCTTTTTATCAGCTTCTTCTTTAGCTTTCTTTTCAGCTTCTTTTTTCGAAACATCCTCTTTCTTGGGTGCTTCCTGTTTTTTAGGAACTTCTTCTTTCTTAGGAGCTTCTTCCTTTTTTGGAGTCTCTTGTTTTTTAGGAGCTTCTTCTTTCTTAGGTGCTTCTTCCTTTTTTGGAGTCTCTTGTTTTTTAGGAGCTTCTTCTTTCTTAGGTGCTTCCTGTTTTTTAGGAGCTTCTTCTTTCTTAGGTGCTTCCTGTTTTTTAGGAGCTTCTTCTTTCTTAGGTGCTTCCTGTTTTTTAGGAACTTCTTCTTTTTTTGGAGCCCCTTGTTTTTTTGCTTCTTTTTCTTCGGCCTTCTTCTCACGGCGAACAACTCTCTTTGGTTTTGGTTGTCTACGTAAAGTTAAAGCCCTAATAATTTCTTTGTGTCTTTTTTGTTCTTGGGAATCGTTTTCTTCTTTTTTATTGGATTGTTGTTCTCTTTCCAATTTTAAATCGTCACGATTTTGAACCAACATCTTGTAAATTTCACCAAGATATTCGGTGTTGGACATTGGTCCGGCAGTATCCGTTGTGTGTTTGGTTGAACCAAATTTTTTGTGTAGTATATCACCAACTTTATTGACTGTTCTTTTCAATAACCCAGCGGATTCTTTAGATTTTTCAGACACGACAGGACTAGACGAAGAATCGCCTTTGTCCTTTTTGTTATTGCCAAATAAATTCATTTATTTTTTCTTTGTCGTTCTTTTAGTTTTTGGTTTTCTTCTTCCAAATATTGAATCAACATAGCAACGTAGATATCTCGTTCCCAAGGTATCATATTCTCAAGTTCAGTAAGACTATACTTATGGTGTTGCATCAATGAAAAGTTAGTCTTGTAATAATTTTTTAAGTCATCATAACCAAGTATTAGCCGAAAAAACTTTCGAGGCCCTCCACATCCAAGTGGTGTTCAAAACCACACTTGGAACAAGTCATATCAATTTTCTTTTTCAGTTTTGGAATACTATTGAAAAAATTCTCAAGTTTCTCAAACTGTTCCTGATTCAACTGTTCAATAAACTCAATCATTTCTTCCGTTGTAACTTCATTTGCATAATGGAACTGTTCACCATCATAAACATATTCAATACAATTAGCTAACATATTAAAGGTAACTTCAGTAATATCTTCCAAATCAACAGAATCTTTGACCAATCTGAATGGTGGATATTTCATCTTAACAGAAATTGTATCAGTTAATTGAATTTCAGGATCAACATATTCTTCCTGAACGGGAAAAATTTCAGTCAAGTTAACTTTTGCTTCCATAATATTTCCACAAACTTTTTCCTCAACTTCATTGTTACAACGATATTTTGATTCAGAAATTTCACCAACAGATTTTGCTCTCAGTTGTAGGAAATAATATTCAATGTCTATAATTGGTAAATCATCAATATCAACATCTTTAGACAATGTGCATACATTTAATATTTCTCTTACATTATGTTGAATGGTTTTGGCATCGGAAGATTCCATGGCCATCATTAATGCTTTTTGTTCTCTGACCAAGTATGGTCTGTATTTTATGTCCTTTTTAGAAACAGGTAATTGCAATTCATATGTTGGCACTTCAAGTTTTGGTAAAGCCATAATAACTCCTTATCATCATTCATTAAAATTTATTGGTGAATTCACAGCATCTGCCATAGAATTAAAACCACTAGACAAACCACTTCCAAGAGAACCTCCCAATCCACCAAGAGAAGTCGCTACAGATTCTAAACCTGCATCCAAAAGATCCATACCCAAACCTTGTAGAGATAGATTTTTCCAGTAGGTGTATGCAAATGTAACCGATAGTTTGTGATAACCATCACCGTTCCAATCTAAATCTAGTTGATTCATTGAAATTGGATATGCATCAATCAAACTCACAGAATAAGTTTTTTCATTTGCAGTATCATATTGGTTAATTGTAATTGTCGTTGCGTAATTTTCTTTGTAACGCATATTGTTGTTGTAGGTTGGATTGATAAAATTCAACCAACCGTCAAAAAGAAATTTTTGAGACATATCTTCATCAACAATAAAAGTCAAATCAATATCGTTGTATGTTGTCAGATATGGAAACTTTTCTACTGGACCATATGTTTTTTGATCCATTGTGGAAAGACTTTTACCCGGCAAGTTTGCAACTTCACAACGATATTTCAAAGTTCTTGCTGTTTTCACATAAGGTATCAATGTTAATGGTATTGGTATATCAACATCAAACCTACTGGTTCTTGCTAAGTCACCACGAAAACTTGATTTAAATTCGCTAATCGTAGACATTTAAGAGGTCCTTATTTCTTGAATAGAATCTTGCCAGACTTGTTTTGGTTGTGCTTTTTTAAATTGATGCACAGGTAAATATGTTGCCACATCCCACTCATTAGGTTCCACAGCCAAAATTCTGGATTTTATGTGATTATAAAGGTAGTGTTTGATGCAAGGTCTAAACTCTTTTAGTCTAGAGGATGCGTCCAGGATTGGATAGGTTATACGGATTCTCTTAATTTCATCATCATCGTTGTAGATTGCAAAATTCAATAATTTTCTCAGGAAAATGACCCTGTATTTTAATGGTAAATAATGTAGGTTTAATCCTATGAACCCATCCGGCAATCTTTTTAATGGTAATACCAGTGGAAACCTATCATAATATGGTAAACTATCCTTAGTTTTTGGATCGTATACAAAATAATACATACCACCCATCAAAAACTTTTGGCGGTCACCAGGTCTTGTCCACCTAGATTTTTCTTTTGTTATAGGCACAGAAAGTCGACCTGGATTTCTAAGTGTTGCAATTTTCTGCATCAACCAGCGTAGAGATTCACGGCTCATTGTTGGGTGTTGAGCCGCAATCTTTTCTTCTGTTAATGTAGTAAGTATGGATTTTGTTATCATCGGATATTTAGTTACAGTCCGAGGTGGTCTTCCGTAACTAATTTGAATTCCCAACCCCTATCTAAACAATATTCTGTTGCAGCCTTCCATTTGGCTTGATTTACACCCCACGTTGCAACTTCTTGTATGTATTGTTTGGTAACCCGTCTTTTGGCCACAGGTTGCATAGTTTGTTTCTTTGGTTTAACTTCAAGCATCATCGTTCTTGTTCGACCATCTTTGTCTCTAACTTTAACCAAAAAATCGGGAAAGTATCGATGCATACGACCATCAACTGGAGATTTATAGGGTATGGTCAATTCTTCTGAAGCCCAAGACACAATATTTGGATTTTTGTCGAGCCAATTCATCACTCGACATTCCCATGACGAGCGATATATGATGTTTTTTGGATCCCCAACATATTTTTGAGGATTTGAAGGTCGGAACTTTCCAGAATATGCCATAAATAGTATATATCACTTTTCTAGAAAACAATCATGGCAATTATTTCAATACCAACATCAATCGGTGGTCTAAACATACCTGGCGGTATATTTGGTGGTCCCCTATCAGATTTATTCGATTCGGGTGTTGGACATTTCTCATATCAATATCCTAGGGACCTTGGGAGTTCCAGTAAAGCTCACGCTGTTTATTTCACAATTAAAGAGGTTGAAGAAGTTAAATTAAATGAATTACCAGGTTTTGTTGAAAAGGGTGTTGAAGTTTTAAGTGCAACCGGTGAAAATCTTTACAACGATTTTAAAAGTGAAGGTGGATTTTTAGGTATAACATCAAAGGTTCTTGGAGGAGCAACCGACTTATTCACCGGCGACTGGAAATCAGGTTTAAATACTATTTTTGGTGGATTAACTGGTGCGGTGAGGTCAACTGTTGGTGTTTATGATGCGGTTGGAAGTTTTTTAAATCAACAACGAAGCACGCCAGTTGGACAAATTGCTTTGTATATGCCAGAAAATTTCAATTTATCAACAGCTTTATCTTATGATGACACATCCACATTAGCTTCAGCAATGGGTGCAATACCACTAATTGGTGGCGCCGTTAAAACAGCAACCAATCTTGCTGGTGGCGGAGACAATGATGCTTTTAAGTTGATTTTAAATAGAGCAGGTTATGTTTTTAATCCACAAAAACAAGTATTGTTTCAAGGTGTTAATTTTAGAGATTTTAATATGTCATTTACTTTTACACCATATTCAGCAGCTGAAGCCGAGCAGGTGAAAAATATTATTGAGAAATTTAGAATGTATGCGTCACCAAAAAGAAATTCTCAACTTGACACAGGAGAAAACAAATCCAATATGTTTTGGGTTCCTCCGGCTTTATTTGAAATAGATTTTAAGCAATATGGCCAACACAATGATAAGTTACCAAAATTGAAAGATTGTGTTATAGAAAGTATTGATGTTAATTATACTCCAAATGGTTGGACAGCTCACAGTGATGGTGCACCGGTTCAAACAGTTCTAACAATCAATTTCAAAGAAATATCATTGATTGGTAGAGATGATATTCAAGCAGGTTATTAAAAATGAAATATTTTAATTCTTTACCTAAAGTTGTTTACACAGACAAAAACAACACCAGAACCTTATACACAAATTTAATGTCTAGAGCAAGTGTTATTCCAAGTGTATTAAATAATGCTTTATCTTTTTATGACTATGATATTCAGGATGAAGATACACCAGAAATTGTAGCACACAAATATTATGGTGACATTAATCGTTTCTGGATTGTATTATATTGTAATCAAATTAATGATCCGTTATGGGATTGGCCATTAAGCAACAGAAAATTTCAACAATATATGGCGAATAAATACAACGGTTCAAATTCAAATCCGAGTGGTCTTTATCCAGATAGTATTCACCACTATGAGATAGTTAAATTGAAAACTTCTTCTTCAACAACACAAACACAAGAAGAAAGAATAATTTGTTCACAAGAAGATTATGATGCAGCTACATTTAATGATTATCCGATTATTACTGTTGGTTCAGAAACAATTAGTTTTGTAATAACAAAAAAAATTGTCACCAATTATGAATATGAATATGAATTAAATGAATCAAAAAGAAAAATTAAAATATTAAACAAAGAGTATGCAGCTCAATTTGAAAAAGAATTTGTAAATTTAATGAAAAATTAATATGGCCATATTTGCACAAGATTTTGATTTAGAATCGGTTGATATTATTGCCGATAACGACCAAGTAGTTAAAATAAAATATCTCGTTGTTGAATTAAACTTCTTTGAGGATATATTCTCTTTTGCTTGTTCAGGAAACGTAGTTGTGCGAGATGCATTGGGCATCATCGAAAAATTAAAATTAGACGGTTCCGAAATCATTCAAATTTCGTATGGCAAATCCACAAGCACAACGAAAAACACAAGAAAATTCAGATTATATAAAATTGGTAATAGAATACCTGCCGGTAATAAAACATCAGAACATTTCACATTGTATTTTACATCGGAAGAAATGTTTATTTCAGAACAATTAAAATTGAGTAAACCATTTAAGGGATTACCAATTTCTGAAATGATTCAAAGAATATTGATTGATGAAATTAATGGATTGGCTGTTTCTAGAGATAGATTACAAGCAATACAACCAACATATGGTTTGTATGATATGATTGTTCCAAAACTTAAACCATTTGAAGCTATAAGTTGGTTGTCGAATTATGCTTTGCCTGGTGAAGGTCTAGGTGCGGATATGATATTCTTTGAAACTAAAGATGGTTTTTATTTTGCATCACTTGGAACACTATTTGCAAATGATCCTATAGCACAATACAAATATCAACCATCAGACACAGAAACTTTTAAAGCGGTCGATTTGTTCAATATTCTAAATTACGAATTCGTAAAAACATACGATTCATTGGAAGCAACCAATTCTGGAATGTATGCGAACAGGGTTATCACAATCGATCCTATTTCTAGAACAAAGATTGTAACAGATTTCAACAAGGCATCCTTACCTGGTTACAGCCAAACCGGAACAAACTTAAATAGATTTGGTAAATATTCAGAAGAAATGGTTGAAAGTAACTTGAAATTGGTTTTTGGAAATGCAAACCAATTAAATGAAGAATATGTAAGTCAAAGTCCAGAAAATGTTGCCAAAAACATCAATGCAGAAATATTTGTTCCAAATAGAACAGCACAATTAGCTTTAGCCCACTATACAGTAATGAAGGCAATTGTTCCTGGAAATAGTAATTTAACTGTCGGACAAACATTAGATATTCAATTAAATTCTTTTGGTATACAAGGGACAGGAAATCAATCTTCTATGGGAGAAGATATATATTATTCGGGAAAGTATTTAATTACAGCTGTGCGACATATAATACAAACACAAGGTGTATATCAAACAGTTTTGGAATTGGCCAAAGATACTTCTTCTATGGAATTCCCAAGTCAACAATATGCACTTTCATAAGGTGAAAAATGAGTTTTATAGGTAAAGATGGTTTTATATGGTGGGTCGGAGTAAACGAATTCAGGGGTGATCCTTTGGGTTTAGGCCGATGCAAGGTTAGAATTTTTGGATGGCATACAGATAACAAAACAGAATTGCCGACCGAAGATTTACCTTGGGCTTTGCCGATGTATCCAATTAATCATTCAAAATCTTTTTCAGCACCTATGTTAGGTGAATGGATTGTTGGTTTCTTCATGGATGGTGTAGCTGGTCAAGCACCTGTTATGATGGGTGTTTTACCAGGAATAGAGAAACCAGCAAGTAATACAGTTCAGGAGATATATTAATGGCATATGATTACAGTCAAGAGCCAGCAGAACCAGGAGCAAAAGATTTGCCACCAGCTGTTGGCAATGAAAATTTGAAACCTCCGCCAGGAGCTGAGAATGACGGTCGTGTGGTGGGCACACCAACTATACCTGCATCCGCAAGAGGTATTGTTGATAAAACAAGTCGTGGAAATAACAATAAAAAATTGGCTCACGTATGTAATTTTATTGATGAAATGCGTAAAAATATATACTTGAAAAAATTTATCAAGGCAACAGCACAAGCAATTAGAGAAGGAATTCGTAAAATTTTATCAGCTTTGGGTTTTACAGACAAAACTGGTCTTTTTGCAGCTGCTGCAGCTAAATTAAAAGAAGCTGCTCGATGGTTAAAAACCGTTCAAAAATATTTAAAAGATGTAATCGATTTTGAAAGATATGTGTTAGCATTTATCACAAAAATTAGAGCACTAATTGCATGGATTCGTTCATTACCAGCAAGATTTATGGCACTTTTAGCACAATGTTTGGCCAAATTTTTAAAATTGGTTGGTAGTGTTTTTACTGATTTCTTTAAAGAACTTACAGCCGGAGAAGATACTGGTTTTGGTGATTTACTAAAAGAAACTAAAAATTTATTAAACGAAACTGTAAAAACAGTAAAATTGGCTGCTACTGCTGTAGCTGGTGCTGGAGCTATTGCCGCATCAGCTTCAACACTTTTAACAGTGCCGGCATCATCAGCTGACTTAAAAGCAGCAAATAAAACAATTGCACAATATAAAGCAACGTTACCTTCCACTCAAGATGTTACCGATGCAGCAAAAGTAACACCAGTAAGTAAATCTACACCTTAATTATCATGGAAACATCAGACATTAATTCACCGCCGGTTCCAGGACTCTGGACTGAACCAGAATCTGCAGCCAATACTTATTACCAGCCAGTTTATCCATATAATAATGTTCAACAAACAGAAGCTGGTCATAAACTTGAAATGGATGACACACCAACCAGAGAACGTGTGTGTTTGTCACACAGAACAGGAACATTTATTGAAATGCATCCTAATGGTGATGAAGTTCACAAGGTATATGGTAACGGATTCACAATCATTGTTTCGAATAAAAACGTATTGATTGCAGGAGATTGTAATATTGAAATTGTAGGTGATTGTAATATAAAAGTTGGAAAAGACATGAATGTTGAGGTCGGTGGAAATTATAATTTGCAAGTTAAAGGTGAAACCAATATTAGGTCTATCGGTAATGTGGATATTTCGGGTGATACTGATGTTAGGATTACAGCTGATGAGAATTTTGGTGGAACGATGTATCTTGGTGCAGCAGACCATATATCAGTTGCTTCCGACTTAAACGTTGGTGGTTCAATTCACGCAGATATGATAAATGCAGACTCAAGAGTTACCGCATTGGCTGGAGTTTATGCTGGATATGATGGTTTCACAACCTCTGGTGGACTTTCTGTTGGATTTCCAACCCCAGCATCACCGGTTGCAATTGCAGGACAAATACATTGTGTTGGAACAATAAATGCAGCTGTGGCTATGAATACACCATTTCTTACTGCAAAATTAGCGGAAGTTGGAATTCTAGATGCAGTTTTGATGGCCGACAAGGTCAATTCATCAATATTTAATGCACATATCCATCCAAATGGTAATCAAGGAGCTCCAACAGGAACACCAGTGACACCATTTAATGGTGCAGGTGTGTAATGAGGAGTTAATATGGTAGCAGTGGCAAACGCAGCAGGAATTTGGCAATCTTTTGGTTATAATTTTGATGATCCAAATGGAAACATAAAGGAATTATCAGATGAAACGAAATCTCATCTAGAATCTATGCCACCATTTATAAAGTCATGGCAGGCTCAAGATATTGCAAATAATGACTTTGGTGGTTATTATCAAAATCCGGTGGGCAGTGTAGCTTCATTGATTTATCAAACCGCAAGTCATATTGTAGTTTCAACTACCGGTGTAACAAATTTATCGAATGTTCATACTTCCGCAACGGGTCTAGTGGCCAACGCAGACAATTTCCGAACACATACAGCCAGATTATCTGGTTTAATTGAAAATAATGGAACAGACACTCAAAACGTGTATATGGAACAAGCTATGTCGTTGGGCAGAACTGCCATGTATATAACAAATCAAACGGATGGTATAACAAACAATGCGCCGATTTTGGGTAGTTTTTCTAGTATTATGATAGAGCCACAACTTACGGCAAATAGTGATATATTATTAACCTATAAAGAACAACTTAATGGAAGCATTAATGTTTCTTTGTCCTTTTCAAATTTGACAAGCTCACAGATAACCACAATAGATAACCACATAAACAGTCTAAATGACTTTATGAATTATAGAAGAACCTCGGATATTAATTTTTATACTAATGTAAAAGTTTTTGTGGATGGTTATAATAAAACGAAAAAACTCAATAATATGGGAGAATCTGAAAAATATTTGATGAATAATTTCATCGGAACCGAAAAAGCAAAGAACAGGATCAATAATAGTTAATTGCCGAAATTTCGAATTTTTCGATTCCGGCCCGAAAATTTTTCCGCACACTTCCAAAAGTCCAAAAAGCGAATCCACTCCTAGCATATAAATAAAAGATGGCAACCAACATACAAAAATTATTCTCAGACATAGACTTCACACTCGCAAAGAGACCTGTGTTGGGTGATATCGCTTTGAGTTATGACAGTCAAGCTGTCATACGTTCAATCCGAAATATATTATTGACCAAAAAATATGAAAAACATTGGAATCCATATTTTGGTTCAAACATAGACACATTACTATTTGAAAATGTGTCTTTTGCGGCTGCAAATGCACTTGAAAAAGAAATTGCATCTACAATAACAAATTTTGAACCCAGAGTCAACCTCAAAAATGTTGTGGTGGAACCATTTACAGACAAAAATGCCTATAATGTTACTTTGACGTTTTTTATAGCCAATGCAACACAACCAACTACTGTAACAGTTTTTTTAGAGAGAAATAGATAAAATGGCAGGTGCAAACTCAAATTTCAACATAACAGAACTAGATTTTAATTCTATAAAGTCTAGTATAAAAAATTATATGAAGGACAATGGTGTTCTTCAAGATTATAACTATGAAGGTTCTGCCTTGTCCACATTGTTGGATGTTTTGACTTATAACACACAATATAATGCATACTATTTGAATATGGTGGCCAATGAAATGTTTTTAGACACGGCAATACAAAGAAATTCTGTCGTTTCTCAGGCTAAATTATTAAATTATGTTCCAAAATCTGCAATTGCTCCAACAGCCACAATCAATATTACAGTAAACAATGTAACAACAGATGAATCGTTGACATTACCAAAATACACAAACTTTTTGGCAGAAGCCGTTGATGGAATAAATTACAACTTTGTTAATATGGATACACATACTGTAAACGTTGTTAATGGAGTTGCACAGTTTAATGAAATCGTATTGAAACAGGGAAATGCACAATCATATTCTTATACGGTTGACAAAGGAACTAATCCAAAATCATTTTTTAAAATACCTAACGTAGATATTGATACAACCACACTCTTGGTTGTTGTGCAAGAATCTTCCTCAAATACATTAATAACAAATTTTACACGTGCTGATAACTTTCTAACATTGGATGGAAATTCCAACGTGTTCTTCTTGCAAGAAGGTCTGAATGGTTATTACGAAATATATTTTGGTAATGGAGTTTTAGGTAAAGACTTAAATAATGGAAATATTGTTAGACTTTCATTTGTTTCTACTAAAGGAGTAAGTGCTACTGGTGCGAATAGTTTTACAGCTATGGCCACGATTGGTGGTTATGGTGACATAGTTGTTACACCAATTTATGCAGCATCACAAGGCGCCGACAAAGAAAGTATAGATTCCATTCGTTTTCAAGCACCAAAATCATATGCAGCACAAAAAAGAGCTGTCACACAAGATGACTACATTACCGCAATACAACAGAACAATTTAGGTTATTCTTTTGATGCAGTCAATGTTTGGGGTGGTCAACAAAATGATCCTCCAGTATATGGTCGTGTATTTGTTTGCGTTAAACCATCTGGTTCCTATACACTAACTGAAAATCAAAAATCAAAATTGATTAGAGAAGTTTTAAAACCTATATCAATTATGACTGTTGAACCAACATTGGTTGATCCTGATTATACTTACATACAAATTACAGCAAATGTTCTATACGATCCTAAGAAAACGGTTTTAACATCATCACAGATTAAAGCATCAGTAAGAAATGCTATCAACAATTATTCTAAAACAACTCTCAACACATTTAACTCAACCTTTAAAGCTTCAGATTTTAATAATTTAATTAATTCGGTTGAACCATCAATTATAACAAACGAAATTTCAATCAACCTACAAAAGAAATTTTTCCCAAATCTAACCACACCTACGACATACAAGTTACACTATGGTGCTGAGTTGGATAAGGGTATGTTTTTGACTGGTATTTTGAGTTCACCAACAGTTGTTTATAGAAACCCACTAAACTTGGCACAAACAATCCAAGGTTTGATTATCGAAGAAGTTCCTTCATCGACAGGTGGTGTTGAGTCTATCACACTTACAAACCCTGGTTTTGGGTATCAGTCACCACCAACAGTCACCATTTTAGGTGATGGTTCTGGTGCAACAGCACAAGCCGTAGTGGTGAATGGTGTTATACGAGAAATAAAGGTGTTAAACAAAGGAACAGGTTACACCGCAGCAATCGTAAAAATTACTAATGCTGCAAACGATACAACAGGAACACTAGCTGCAGCAACTGCCACACTTGAAGGTAAATATGGAACATTAAGAACATATTACAATAGTGATTTGAATGTTAAAACCGTATTCAATGGCAACATTGGAACAGTAGATTATAAAGGTGGTATTATTACATTGAATGCTTTTGCTCCAATTCAAGTTGACAACCCATTAGGTCAATTAACTGTGACAGCAAAACCAGTTTCAACAATCATTTCATCAACTTACAATAGAATTATTACAGTAGATGAATTTGATCCACAATCAATCATTGTTAACGTAACAGCTAAATCAACATGATAGATACAGGACAACTAACATCTATACTGGTCAAAGACCAGTTACCGGAACACATCCGTGATAATTCTAATTACGAAAACTTCCATACATTCCTGAAGGCATACTATGAATGGATGGAACAGACAGGTAAGGTTTCAGATAGAACAAAAAATCTTTTATCTTACAAAGATGTGGATGAAACTACGGAAGAATTCTTAGACTACTTCACAAATGATTTTCTTCCTTTCTTTCCAAAAGAAACACTTCTAAGTAAAGAAGAAACAATCAAAGTTGCGAGACAATTATACCAAACAAAAGGAACTCCAGCATCATATGAGTTCCTGTTTCGTGTTCTATTTAATTCTGAATTTGAAGTTTTCAATACTAAAGAAGCAGTATTCAAAGCTTCTTCTGGATTATGGTATGTTTCAAAGAGTTTAAAACTTGCATCAAGTAACAGAAACTTTTTAAACACCAAAAATCTTAGAGTTTTTGGTATAGAATCCAAATCAATTGCAACAATTGAAGCCGCAGTTTTAGTCGGTGAAAAAACAGAAATTTTTATTTCTGATATTGAACGTCTGTTTGAATCTGGTGAGTTTGTTAAAATTGTAGATTCAAACAATCAAGATGTTTTATTTGACGGTGAAATATTGACCGCAAAAATTGTAGGTCAAATCAGTCAAATCAAAATCAATTCACAAAAACGTGGTTCATTATATCAACCTGGTGATCCTGTTGTTGTGTATGATGGTATGGATGATCCTGTTAATGGTGTAGGTGCATCAGCGATTGTTTCAGAAACAACCAAAGGTTCTCTACAAAGAATTAACGTAGTTAATGGTGGTTTTGGTTACTCATTGAAACCAAATACAATCGTAACAGTTCTCAATGGTGGTGGTGCCAAAGCAAATGTGTATGCATTGTCCGAATACTTACCACCATCTTATACAATTGTTAATGCTGGAACAGGTTATAGAGTTAATGATAGAGTCAATCATTCTAATGCCGCATTTGCTTATGTTACAAGTGTAAATCAAAATGGTGCTATTACTGGTATAAAATACGTTCCATCGGTAAATGCTCAAGCAATAGTGAGTTTAACAGCAACAGTTGAATCATCTAATCCTTTAGCAACTGGTGCAATTATAACCACTGCACCAGCACCAGGAAATGCTAGAGCAAATGTAAGTTACATACCAATAGATGTTATTGGTTTTAAAGATGATGTTATTATTAGCAACAGTCATTTCTTTTTTGCAAATATGGCCAGTGCAAATGTCAATACAAGATTGATTGATGCACTTTCATTCTCAACACTAGAAACAAGTTCAATCTTTAGTATGGTTGTTGATAATGGTGGCGGCGGTATTGCTGCCATACCAGATATTCAAGTCACATCCACTATACCAACAGAAGATGAATTTGATACCTATTCAGCCGCACGTTCTGATATTGCGCCATTAGGAATCTTAGCACCAATACAAATCATTAAAGGTGGTGGATGGTATCAAGCAAACGATAAGATTGTTTTTAGTGGTGGTTCTGGTCGTGGTGCATACGCAAACGTTACATCTGTTGGTGCAAACGGAACTATCACAGGAATTTCTTATGTGTTTAATCCTAATGATCCATTTCCAATGTATCCATTGGGTGGAACGGGATACAAAAACGAATTTTTACCAGCAGTAACAGTTCAATCGGCAAATGCACAGGCATCAGGTGCGATACTAACTGTTCCTGGAATATTAGGAACAGGCGCAGAGTTTTCTTTGGTTGTTGACCGAGTAGGTTCAGTCACATCAATTGCACTTGAAAATTACGGTGAAGATTACTCATCACAACCTGGTGTTTCTTTGAAGGTTCAAGACATTGTTGTTTCAAATGTGGCAATAGAAAACTTACCACGTAAGGGTGAATATATTTACCAAGGTCCAACAATCGACCTGTCCACATATACAGCCAGAGTAAATTCAATTTCTCTATTGGCACCAGATGCAAACACAGAATTGTCTTTGTATAATCTACAAGTCTTTAACTATAATTCAAATCCAAATCCAAACTTGATGTTGAAGATATTGGGTGAAGATAGAAATATTAATTTGAAGATGGCAAACTCTGCCTTCCCACAATTCACAAAGACACATTCATATTATGATGCGTCAGGAAATAAAACAGTATTCACCAGAAATTATAACAAACAAGGTTACATTTCATATGGTGATGGTTCCGCAAAAGCAAATGCAACTTTCTTAAACGGTCTTGTTATTGGCGAAGGTCAATATTTAACTACACAAGGTCAACCAAGTTCGTTTGACATTATGCAAGATGATAGATACAATAACTTTACATATCTAATCACCGTTGACAAAGAAATTTCAAAGTATAGAGAAGTTTTATTGGGTCTATTGCATCCGGTTGGTTCGAATGTGTTGGGTCGTTATGGATTAAAATCTTATAACAACGTAAATTTACATTCACAAACTGCATCATATACTGGAAAACCTTGGTCTTATTATGCAGGCGAACACGTTTCAGATGCAATTACCATTGTCACAGATTTTACCAATAAGAGTAACAACGTTATTAAATTTAACCATACACCTTATGTGGATTTGGAAGAAGTATTAACACCCCACTCAACATACATTCAAATTGAATCTAAAAACGGACCGAATGTTTATTCGGAAATTATTGGTGTTAATGGAACAACGAATGAAGTTACATTGGCATCTAATGTTTGGTTAACATATTCAAACGTTGCGGTTGTTACCGGAAATTCTGGTTCGAACGCACTAAATATTACATCTTTAACTGGTCTTTTTGACCTAATGAACAATGGAAATTATAGTGATTCGGAACATCCAATAAAAGATATTGTTTATAAAGGTGACACGATTCTTGTTGATAATAATACAAGTAAAGTGGTCAACACAGTTGATTATGTCAACCAGAAAATATATTTAACAACCAACCTGACAGCTCATGCAAATTCACATTTGGCTGTAAAGAGAAACTTTGTAGCAAATAGTACCATATCTTCAAATCAAATAAAAATTATTGGTTCAAATGGTTTACCTTATGTTCCAGCATTTGTCAGTGAAAATGGTATATTAATAACAACAGAACAAGAAGAATCAATCCTTTTGGGGTAAAAAATGTCAACAGTAAAAATTTCACAACTACCAGAAAATAGTCCAACAACAAACACAGCCAATACAATTTTGCTTGGTGTTGATTTGGAACAAAGTGTTACTGGCATCTATACATTAGGTGATATTTTTGCCTTGTCGGATGCATATGCTCAAGCGGCATTCTTACAGGCAAATACACCTTCAGAGGTTGCCAATTCTGCTGGTGTTTTTGCAAACGGAGCTTTCGACACCGCAAATACCGCATTAGAAACTGGTGTTGATGCATATCTAAGAGCTAATGCTTCTTACGATTCACAGAATACCACAGCAATTTTTGCCAACGGAGCATTCGTAGTTGCTAATTCTTCCTATGCCGCACAAAATACCACGGCATCATTCGCTAATGGTGCATTTACAAGAGCAAATTCTGGTTTCGCAACAGCAAACTCAGCAGCATCTTTTGCTAATGGTGCATTTGTTGCAGCCAACTCTGGCGCAAACTTTGCCAATGCAGCCTTCACAAGAGCAAACTCTGGTTATTCCGCTGCAAACTCAGCAGCATCTTTTGCTAACGGCGCATTTACACAAGCGAATACAAATACAACAACTGTTGCCTCTGCATATAACCAAGCAAATGCGGCATATAACTATGCAAATACATCATTACAAAACACTTCTAGTATTGTTGTCGATACAAACTTGACAGTACCTGGTACATTAACAGTCTCTGGAGCATTGTATGCAGCAAATACAATTAGAACTCCGACTATATTTCCAGGATCTCAAACAGCAATCACTGTTAGTTTTTCAAATTCTGGTATGGTCAAGGCAAATATTGCAGCTGATTTGGTGGTAACATTAAGTTCTTTTGTTTCAGGAAAATTTGTTGATTTGATTATTACTAATACATCTGGTCAACAACATATAATTACACATGGTTGTTCTGCAATTAATTCCACAGTAGGTGCAACTTCATTCAACTTGGGTTCTACAAAAACTTGTTATCTAAGATATTTTAGTTTTGATGGTGACCTTGCAAATACATATGTTTCAGCCACATATCAATAATAAATAAATCATGGCAAATAAAAATTTACTTACAAGCGCATCAAAGGTTTCACAGATAGACCTATTGTATTTCGCACCTGTTGCGGTGGTTCCACCGGCAATTACAACTCCATTAAATTCTTATTATTGTTTTCTTTCCAAACCAACTCCTTGGGCAGATGAAAACAATCCACCAGAACCAACTGGTGATTTAAAAACTATCAAACAAATACAGAAAAATATCTTTGTTGCAAAACAAATTAAAACAAGTGATATTTGTCCTGTAATTCAACGTGTTGATTGGACCGAAAATTCCGTCTATGATATTTTCCGTGATGATATAGACATTTTAGAAAAAGATTTGAATGGTTATTTAAAATACACTTTCTATGTGAAAAATAAATACGACCAGGTTTTTAAATGTCTTTGGAATAATAACGAACAACCATCCACAAGAGAACCATACTTTGAACCAGGAACATATTCTGCCAACAGAATCTTCCAAGGTGACGATGGATATAAGTGGAAATTCATGTATACAATTGATACCGGTTTAAAATTGAAATTCATGGACAAAGAATGGATGCCAATTCAAATCGGATCAAATACACCAAATCCACTGGTAACATCCGCTGGCGCAGGCAGTATAGATGTTATTAACGTTGTTGATGGTGGTTCAGGATACGACACCGTAAACGCCGTGGTCTATGTAACAATTACAGGTGACGGGACAGGTGCCACGGCATCAGCAAACGTTGAATCATTGGATGATGGTGGTTCTATACGTGATATTATTGTTGTGAATCCAGGTGGAAATTACACTTATGCTAATATTGCAGTAACATCCGCAATTGGTGGTAATGCAGTTCTAACTTGGGCAACATCTCCTGTTGGCGGTCATGGTTTTGATCCAATATCTGAGTTAGGTTGTGAACATATTATGTTGACTGCACAGTTTGATGGTGATGAAAATGGATACGTTCCAACTGAGATTGATTATCATCAGGTTGGTATTTTGGTTAATCCAACCACAAAACAATCCAGTCCAGAACCAGCAAACGGAGCTATCTACAGCACAACAACAAACGTAATTGTTGCACCTGGATCGGATGCAGGTTACGCACCAGACGAATTTGTTTATCAAGGAACAGAAAATAATCCTACATTTTATGGGACAGTTTTGAATTTTGAGGCTGATTCCAATATGATTAGGCTGATAAATACAACCGGAACTCCATCAAATAACAGTCCAATATTTGGTCAATCGTCTAAAGTAACAAGAACATTATTGTCGTATAACAGTCCAAACTTTGCAGTGAATTCTGGTTATTTGATTTATGTTGAAAATAGGACTGGTATTCAAAGAAGTGCTGATGGTATAGAACAATTCAGATTCGTATTAGGTTTCTAAGGGAAAAAAATGGCTTTAAATTTTAACGTTGATCCATACTATGACGATTTCGATGGAACAAAAAACTTCCACCGTATATTGTTTAAACCTGGTGTTGCTGTGCAAGCCAGAGAGTTAACGCAAGCACAAACAATATTACAAAATCAAATCACAAGTTTCGCTGACAACATCTTTAAACAAAACTCACCCGTTAGTGGTGGTCAGGTCACAACAAACTTTGATGTAAAGTATATCAAAATTCAAGCAGAATATAACGGTATTACTATTGATGTTGAACAGTTTCAAAATAAACTAATTAGAAATGCAGACGGAACAATTGTTGCTAGAGTTGTGGCCACGGCCGTTGCAACAGGAACATCTGGTGAAGGCGATCCGGCTACATTAGTTGTTTCTTATAAAACAGGAACACATTTCACAGACAACGATATCATCTATGACGCAGACTCCAATCTAACTTGCCAAGCTATGCCAAGTGATGCGGTTGGTTCTTCTTCAATCGCTTCAATTGCACAAGGTGTATTCTATGTTTTGGGTAACTTTGTTCAAGTTAATCCACAGACTGTAATCTTAGACAAGTATGGTAATCTTCCATCAAGACGTATTGGTTTGGAAATTACAGAAACAATTTATGATTATGCAACAGACAATTCATTATTGGATCCAGCAGTTGGTGCATCCAACTATCAAGCACCAGGTGCAGACCGTTATGTAATCAGTCTACAATTATCTTCTAGACCATTATATCTTGGTGATGATGCTTTGTTTATTGAATTGGTTCGTGCAGAAGAAGGAAATGTATTTAAAATGGTTGATGGTTCCGTGTATGCAGCCATCGATGATTACTTTGCTAAGCGTGACTATGAAACCAATGGTGATTATATTGTTGAAGAATTCAAATTAACACCGAAAGTTTATGATGAAGATGCAGACAAATATACAATGACTGTCGGCAAAGGTTTGGCATATGTTCATGGATATCGTGTGGAGAATCCAGCACCACTTAATATCATTTCCAACCGTGCAAGAACAACTGCAACACAAGACAACGAACCAGCATTTATTGACTATGGTAGTTATTTCTTAGTAAGTAATGTTGCGGGTTCTGGAACATATACATTTCCAGTAACAACTGCCAACACCGTAGATTTTCATTGTGTTGCAAATACGGATATTAATACAGCAAACGCAACAACATACAATTCTACATTGGTTGCAACAGCTTATATTCGTGGCCTACAGTTTGATAATAGTCCAGTAACAGCCGATGGAAGCACATACGTTTACAAAGCACATGTTTACGATTTAGTAAACAAATCAATTTCTGCAAATGTTATTACGGCAAATTCAACCTCTATAACATTACCTTCTGTTAATGGAAAAACATCTTCAGTTGACCATGCATATGATGGTGTTGATGTAACAATCACCAAAGGCACTAACGCTGGTGAAACAAGAACAATTTCAAACTACAACGGAACAACCAGAGTTGCAACAGTAAGCCAGGCCTGGAGTGTTACGCCAGATAGTTCATCTGTTTATGTTTTAAATTTTAACACACCAGATGTTGAATCCATGGTGTTTACGGGCACATCTTATCCAAAAACAATATATGCAAGTGCGGACATTGATGACACAGGTAAAACAGGAAACATTTCTTCTGGTGATACTGTGTTCCAAAATCCAAATATACCAGAAATGGTGTACCCAATTGGTAACCCATATGTTTCCACCATCACATCACCATCTTATACAACATATCAAGAAATTAAAGGTGTGAATTTCAACGTATCTGGTGGAACAATTACCGCAACAATCGATTTTACTGGAAGTTATGCTGGCGTCATTAAACATTTAGGTAACGAAGGCACAACACTTTCTGGTGACGTTGTTGAACAATGTTACACAATCATTGTAACAGATAGACAATCAAACTCCACACTAACCAATGGACAAATTGTTCCATGGACAATTAATGGACGTTCTGTTACCTTAAACAACGATGGTTCTGTTGCAAACTTTTCAACAGCAACATCAGATTTGTCAGCGTTCACAGCAACAATTATTGCCAAAGTATTTGTTACAGATGGAACAAACACAAGTCATGTGTTAAAAATTAAAAATTTAGTAAAAGGAAATACTGCAATCGTAAGTAGTAATGCGTCTGCTTACATGACTACAATTGCAACAAATACTTTTGTGGATGATTCTTCTAGTTCAACTGGTCATGTATACATCAAAAAAGGTGGTGTTTTGTCTAGTGGCAAACAATCATTATATCTTTCTGATGTTAAGAGAATTGTAAAAATCATTGATACAAAAACTGATATACTTCCAACTGTTGCTATGTTAACGGATGTTTCATATGATGTTACAAATCGTTACATATTTGATAATGGTCAAAGAGATAGTTACTACGACCATGCGTCCATATCATTGAGACCTGGTGCAGCAAAGCCCGTTGGTAATTTATTAATTATTTTAGACTATTATAAACATGCGGGTGGTGATGGTTACTTTAGTAAAATGTCATACATAGATACTTCAAGTTCACCAGAAGATTATAGAGAAATTCCAGTCTACGTGAGTAAACACGGTGCAGCTTATGCGTTGAGAGATTGTTTGGACTTTAGACCTTCAAGACTTAATGCACAGTCACAATTTGTTTTCCGTTTCTCAAATCCTTCTTCAACCAGATTGGGTGTTTTACAGCCAGCCAATTTGTCAACATTTGTATGTGATTATTCTTATTATCTTGGCCGTAAAGATAAATTGGTTATCACCAAAGATAAAGAAATTAAAATAATTGAAGGTTCACCATCAATTAATCCTATTGCACCAAACGAACCAGATAAATCATTGGTATTGGCAAATATTACACTGAAACCATACACAAGTTATGTTCCTTCAGAACTATCTTCTGGACTATCCGACCTTTCAATATTACAGACTCAGCACCGCCGTTACACCATGTCTGATATTGCTGGTTTGGATACAAGAATTAATCGTATTGAATACTATACCTCTCTAAGTCAATTGGAACAAAGCGCAAACGCATTACAAATTTCTGATGCATATGGATTGAATAGATTTAAAAATGGTATTATGGTTGATGATTTCTCAAGCTTTGCAGCTGCTGATGTTGGAACAGGAGATTTTAATGCTTCCATTAATCGTAGAACAAAACAATTAACAGCAAAACAACACGTTAAAAACTTTCCATTGAAGAATTTGTCTTTAATTTATAGTATGAATAAGACAACAAGTTCTGCTATCGCATCACAAAATTTTGCTAAAACAACCAATGGTTCAACAAATTACTTCTCATTACCATACACAACAACAAATTTAGTTGCACAAAAATTGGCAAGTAGAACAGTCAACATTAATCCATTTGCTGTTACTACTGCAAAAGGATTGGTATCATTATCTCCAAACGTTGATAATTGGGTTGATTCAACTTACTCACCATCATTATTAATTGTTGATCCCAATTTACATATATGGCAGAGTGGAAATGAATTAAATACTTTGCTCACTGGAGATTGGCAAACTGTTTCTGCAACATCACAATTGGTTGGTAGCACATCAACAACATCACAATCGACTGTCAACCACGAAAACCATGGACGTTTTAATGGTCCTTATGGAACAAACGTTGGTTATACAGAACATATTACCGAAACATTTACAACAGAGACATATAAAGTTACGACAAATCAATCTAGAAATGATATTGTTGGTAATTACAGTCAAATAGATAACACCTATTCATTGAATAACGGTTATATTAATGATATTAGTATTCTTCCTTGGATAAGAAAACAAGAAGTTGTTATTTCCGCTTTCAATTTACTATACAAAACACAAATACATGGTTTCTTTGACACAAAAAATGTCGATAATTATATCAGAAAATCAAATGAAATTGAATTGACAAACGTTGCCGGTTCATTTAGTCAAGGTGATATTATTGGTTACTATTCGTCAGGAACATATTTTCCAACTGGTATAGTTCTTGGTGTTTATGAATATCCAGATACCAATAATTGTAGATTGTATGTGGCTGGAGATGGCAAGACAACAACTTACAATAATGGACTTTCATTACAGAATTCACACTATAATAGTGATGGTGTTTATCAAAACACCACTGCTCAAGGAACATTTGTTAGTCAGAAACACAGAGGTGGATTGGTTCAAACTGTTGGAAGTTCCACATCAATAACATTATCTAGTTTAGCTTCAAGTGATAATACAGATTATGTTGGACAAACATTATATATTACTTCTGGATCAGGAAAAGGTCAATCAGCCGTTGTATCTAGTTATAATGGAACAACAAAGGTTATAACATTAACAACAGGAATAACCTGTTCTGCTGGCGATATCTATTCTATTGGAACATTCGTAACAAATGAAGAAGGATCTTTCTACGGCGTATTTACCATTCCAGAAAATACTTTCCAAACTGGAACAAGAGTGTTCCGTATGGACAATCGTTTGAATGATAACGAAAGCACCATTACAACTTATGGTGAAGGTTCCTTCTATGCTTCTGGTCTACAAACCAACAAACAAAACATAGACTTTGGTGCATCACCATCTGGTGCAAAAGACACCTTCACTCAAGTTAATAAACAAACAGTAATATCTTCCGCAACAAAGAACCTTTATAATAGAAGTGTTTGGATTTCACCATATGATCCTGTTGCACAAACATTTATTATAGACAAAGATAATTATCCAAACGGCGCTTTCTTGACATCCATTAAAGCATTTTTTGCAAGCAAACCTACAAGTGATACAGCTCCAGTAACTTTGTCGGTTGTCGGAACATTAAATGGTTATCCAAATGGTTCAACATTGGATAATGGTATTGTTACATTACCTGCATATAAAATTAAAACATCAGAGTCACCTCAATATTTGGATTCAACAGCATATACAGAATTTGTTTTTGATTCTCCAGTTTATGTTCAACCCGAAACACTATATGCATTTATTTTAAAATCATCATCCAATGAATATACATTATATGCTGCAGCAAATGGTGATAATGCATTACCTTCATCAGTTAAAAATCTCGTAACCGATCCATATCCAAGTTCAATCACAAAGATTTCTGGTGCGCCGTATGTTGGTGGTTTATTCTTATCACAAAACGCACAGACCTGGACCGTGGATCAAAACCAGAGTTTGATGTTTACAATCGAACGTGCTAAGTTTGACATTACAAAAACACCTTCAATCAGAATGGTTGTTCCTAAGAAAATGCCACAAAGAACATTGATTGAAGATAGTGTTGATTACTATACCAATGCAAACAATTTAACTGATAATATTGGAACAACATCAAACAAAGACTTGTTGGTTGATGCTTTCAACCTGTCAACAACAGATTTTGTTCCTTCTTCAACAAAAATATCATATACTTACTCTGCAATGTTGCAAAATGGTGCGGATACATCCGAAATTTCTGTCAATCCAGGAAGATACGGAACAACCATGTATAACCACATTTATTTGAATGATAATAAAGGTGAAAGAATCATTAAAGCAAACTCAACAACATCATTCTCAATGTATGGTTATTTGGAATCTACAAATGATGCTGTATCTCCTTTTATTGCCGATTCTGGAACATCAGTATTTGCAATTCAATATGATATTAACAACTGTCCATTATCCAATAATTTGATTACCGTGACAGACGGCGGCAGTGGTTATAATGTTCAAACAACAACAGTAAGCATTTCTGCACCAACAGGAAAGAATAGTGAACAAGCTTATGCAACCGCAAACGTGGTGAATGGAGTGATTGACGCAATCTATATCACAACACCTGGTGCGGGATACATTGAGACACCTACAATTACTATCACAGATGCAAACACTACACCAGGAACAGGTGCAACAGCAATTGTAGCTGGTGAAACATCAAGCCGAGGTGGTCCTGCAGCTGCAAGATATATGTCCAAAAAAGTAGTTTTGGATGGTGGTTTTGATTCAGGTGACCTAAATGTTTACATATCTGCATATCGTCCAGTTGGAACAGATATTAATGTATACTATAAAATTTTGAGTAGAAATGATACACAGAATTTTGATGATGGTGTTTGGCAATTAATGACAAAGACCAGAAGTTCTGATGGAAACTATTCACAAACAAGAGAAGATATACGTGAATACACCTTTTCACCAGGTTCATTAGGTGTTGATGCAGGTTACGTTTCTTATACTGGAAATGGTGGAGAAACATATTACGATTTCAGTCAATTTGCAATCAAGATTGTAATGACTACAACAGACAAAACTCTTGTTCCTTTCTTGGCGGATATGAGATGCATTGCTCTGCCACCAAATACTAATACCACATTTTAATTATGGAATTGTTGAAAGTTAAAGGCACCAAGCTGGTAAGAGATACCAGAAGTGGTGCCATTATCAATCAAGACAAAACGGGACTGGATGAATATTTGGCCAAGCGCCGTGGTATGCAAGCCCAAAAAGATGAAATAAATAAAGTAAAGTCTGATATTTTGGAAATGAAAAGCGACATGGCAGATATCAAAGATTTGTTAAAAAAACTATTAGAAAAAGGTTCAAATGGCTAATACAGTTACTACATTAAGTTATGCCAATACATTCGGCCAGTGGTTGGCCGCTACCGATGCATTGATTGCTGAAAATAATGTGTTGGCCACAGACAACTACGTAAAAGATTCGGGAACAATTTATCTTTCTGAAGGAACATTAAACGCATTACAATCTAACGGTAATGTTATTATTCAAAAGGCCTTGATGATTCAAGGTGTAGGTTCATATGCAACAGTTCAAAACGATTTAACAGTTCAACGCCAAGGTTTATTCACAAATACAGAATTAAGTTTAGTTGCATCAGGTAATGTAAATGTAGACAAAGTTTTGACCGTTTCTGGTTCTGGATATGGTTTGCATGTGGAAAATGATGCTCAAGTGGATGGTGATTTGTATGTTGGTGGTGACCTAGACCTTAATATATTAGAAGCTCGTGAAAAAGTTAATACTGCCACGGTTTCTGTAACAGGTTCAACATATACAAACAAACTACAAGCAAACAATTCAATTCTAACTACTGTATTGACCGCTAATAGTGATTTTTATACAAGTCGCATACAAGCAAACACTTCAATACTAACAACAGAACTTCAAGCTAACACAGTTATCAAATCCCAAACAATTTCTGTATCAACAGGAATGTATGGCAACTCATTACAGGCCAATTCTAGTGTTAATACAGCAAATGCTTCTATAACAGGAACAGTATACACCAAACATCTACAAGCAAACTCAACCGTTAATACAGCAAATGCTTCCATAACAAGCAATCTGTATGTTGGTTCTGTAATTGCAAATAATGAAATTATTGTTCCGTTAATTCTTGCCACAGGAAATGTTTCTATTAATGAGAATTTGAATGTAAGTCAAAACGCATTTATAAACAACATATACACAACAGATGGAATGCATAGCGATTTGCTCTTTGCAAATACAGTTTACATTCAAAACAATATTTCAACAATTGGTAATACAAATTCAGCTTCGTTCTTTGCAGGATCAAACGTAACATCACCAACAGTATATACAACCGAAACATATGGTGATAATATAACCGCAAACGTCAAAGTTTATGCTGCTGATGTTGATGTGGAAGGAACAACACTTACACGTTTCTTACAAGCAAACTCATCCACTAATACATCCAATTCTAGTGTGGTGAACACCAGCTATACAAAATACTTGGTAGCCAACACATTGGTAACAACAGCAGGTCTTGCGGTAACAGGTAAAACACATACCAATACTTTGCAGGCAAACACATCTGCAAATACAGAAACTTTATCTGTAACACAACGTGCATTGATTGACCGTGTTCAAGCAAACACATCAGTTAATACAGAAATTTTAAGTGTATCAACTACAGCTCTTGTTAAAAATTTACAAGCAAATAGTCAAGTAAATACTGCTGTAATGAGTGTAACAGGAAATGTATACACAAACAGAGTGTTAGCTAATTCATCCGTAAACACACCAACATTAATTGTTACAGATAAAATTGATGCTAATGATGCTTCAGTTTTTGTAAACGATTTGGAAACTTTAGGTCAATTATCGGTTGGTGGTAACTTTGTCATCAACGGTGAAACAATTTACAATTCAAATGTATTTACATTAAATGCAGGATCAAATCAAGGACAATTCAGTTCTATTGCTGTAAATAGAGGTATATCTGGTGCAAACGGTGAGTTGCGTTGGAATGAATCACAAGAATGGTGGGAAACATATGGTGTTCACACTGGTGACTATTACAGAATTCTAACTGATGAACATCTAAGTGATGTATTGGATTCTACAAATTCATTGGTTGTTGCATCTTCAAAAGCTGCAAATACTTTGAACGATAAGATTCAAACTGCAAATACATTCTTGCAAGGTCGTGTAACTTCTGCTGCAAGTTTTGCTAACGGTGCTTTCTCAAGAGCCAATGCATCTTACACCGCACAAAATACAACAGCAACATTTGCCAACAGTGCTTTTGCACATGCAAATGCGGCTTATGCTTCCGCAAACAACGTTGCACCACAGGTTGCACCTGCGTTTAACCAAGCCAACGCAGCGTTCGATAAAGCAAATACAGTTGTTGCAACAATCAGAGGAACAACCGGTTCAGTTTCGGCAAACAATGCTGGTGTTACCTTAAAGAGTAACAATGGTATTGTTATATTTGCCACAAATGATAATCAAAGTGGTAACGTTCTTTCAATTAGCACATCACAAGACCTGAGAACTACCGCATCACCAACATTTGCCGGCCTTTCTTTGACAACACCTTTGCAAGTAGGCCAAGGCGGCACAGGAACCACCTCACACGCATCTTTGTTTGATTTGGCGGTGACTGCTGCAGCAGGTTCTGGTTCCTCAGGAAAAGTTTTGGGAACCGATGGTGCTGGTAACTATTCTTGGGTAACAGGTGGTTCAGGTGGTGGCGGTGGCGCACAACCTGGTTCTAGAATTTCATCATCACGTTTGTCTTATACTGGTGATGACGTTACTGCCAAATTTGCCACACCAACATTCAGTACAGGCACACAACTACGTGCATACATTAATGGTGTTCGTCAATTAGAATCTGAATATTGGTCATTTACTTCAAACTCTACTATTTGGTTTACAAATACACCAACAACTGGAGATAAAATTCTTATTGAAGTTGATGGTTATGCGGTGTATGAATACTATGCAAATAATATTGCATATGGTCCTGCATCAGGTGATATGGTTGGCGCAACAATTCAAGATGCAATTGACAACTTAGAAACCAGAAAGATGCCAAAAGCAGGCGGCACATTTACTGGTCGTGTTGATGGTTTGACAATGCCAACAACAACATCTAATACTGTGTTCGCAACTACACAATTCGTAAACCAATATGCAAATGCTGGTTACACATTGACACACAGTATTACTGGTAATGCAGGCACAGTAACAAACGGTGTATATACATCCGGTTCTTATGCAAATCCATCTTGGATTACAAGCATTGCAAACACAAAAATTTCAGGAACAATTGCTGATTCACAATTGATTGATAGTGGAGTAACAGCAAACTCTTATGGAAAAGCAAACACCGTTCCAGTAATTAAAGTTGATGCAAAAGGTAGAGTTACTGGTGTAACTAACACCACAATTTCTATTACCAAATCTCAAATCAGTGATTTCCCCACAATCACCGATACAACCAATGCTGATAACATTACTTCAGGTACATTATCTACTGCTCGACTTGCAGATATTGCGAATTTGACAACAGGCGCATATGGTGGTTCAAACAAAGTAGCAAAGGTTACTGTTGATGCAAAAGGTAGGATTACTGCTGCTGAAGATGTGCAAATTTCTTTGACTAAATCAGCTATAACAGACTTCCCAACATTGGCTGCATCAGCAACAACAGATACCACTAACGCAAGTAACATTACAAGTGGTACATTGCCTGACGCAAGAATGCCAACTGGCTACGCAAAATTGGCCGGCGCAGATTTTACAGGTGCAACAACGGTAACCGGCACAGGTAAAATAACATTAGCTTCGAGTGGTGATATTACCGCATATAGAACTGGTGATACTACTGGTGCAATTTATCTGAACAAAGCACAAACCAGATATCTATACAATGACGGAACAAAATATTATTTGAATGGCCAAGGTTTACAGGTTAACGGATCAGATGTTCTTAATACTTCTGACGAATTTAAGATTACAGGCACAAGAAATTACAGGTCTCAATCTTCGGTTGGAACAGGAAATCAATCTGGAACATTAGTGTGTTATGGTGATAACGGTGCAATCGGTACAAACCATGCGGTCATGTCTTTCCACAGACCAGGTTCATATGCCATCAACATGGGTCTTGATAACGATAATATTTTCCGTATTGGTGGTTGGAGTGATGGAACAAATTCATATAGAATGACATTGGACACCATGGGTAATGCAGTTTTTAAAAATAACGTTACCGCTTATTCTGATGTTAGATTGAAAACAAATATTGAAACAATCACAAACGCATTAGAAACTGTATCCAAAATGCGTGGCGTTACATATGAAAGAATAGATTCTGGAATAAAAGGTGTTGGTGTTATTGCTCAAGAAATCAAAGAGGTGTTACCAGAAGTTGTTATGGAAGCATCTAGCGAAGAAGAATTCATGTCAGTTTCTTACGGCAATATTGTTGGTGTTTTGATTGAAGCCATTAAAGAACTTAAAGCAGAAATTGAAGAACTAAAAGGACAAATTAAATGACAACAAAGATAACGCCATCAGTATTGGCAAACACAGCAGTCACTGCTGGTTCTTATGGTACAGCTTCACAAATACCAACAATTGAAATTGATGCACAAGGTCGAGTGACAGGTGCAACACAAACGCCTGTACAAATTAGCACAACTCAAATTACTTCAGGAACAATTGCTGATGCAAGACTACCCACAAAGGTGACCGCAGGATCTGTAGGCTCGGCGAATAAAGTTTCACGTTTGACAGTTGATGCTTATGGTAGAGTTACAGCTGCTTCTAACGTAGATATCCAAATTACTACATCACAAATTACTGGTTATCCAACTTTTGCAACATCAGCCACAACCGATACAACAGTTGCAGATAATATTACAACAGGAACTTTGCCCGCAGGTAGACTACCAACTACAGCAGTAACAACCGGAACATATGGTTCTTCCGATGGAACACAATACTCAAGATTTGTGGTTGATTCTTACGGAAGAATTACATCATCAGCAAACGTTTCCATCCAAATACCAACCTCTCAAGTTACTGGATTGGCAACATCTGCAACCACAGACACAACTGATGCAGCAAACATCACAACTGGATTTTTACCTTCTGCAAGATTAACAATTACTGGCGTAACTGCTGGTTCACAAGGTTCACAATCTCATGTTCCTAGATTTACTGTTGATAATAGAGGCAGATTAACTTCTGCAAATAGTATTGCAATCGCAATTAATGCATCACAAGTGGCTGGTTTGGCCGCTGTTGCAACATCTGGTTCTTATTACGACCTGCGTGATAAACCATTCATACCAACTGTAATCAACACGTTGTCAGCTGCTTATCCTATTGGTTCTGTTTACATGAATGGTTTAGATGGTGCAAACCCTTCCGTTTTGTTAGGTTTTGGAACTTGGACTGCTGTAGCAAACACAACTTTCACACCAGACATTGATCCATTGTATGTCTGGATGAGAACGGCCTAACAAGATAAATACCTCTAAGAAGGGGATATAAATGCCAGCAGGTTACCAAGAATTATTTTTAGAACAAGGTTCCAATTTCAATACATCCATAACTCTCGACCAGGCGGATGGAACACCCTTTCAATTAGTTGATTGTCAAGTTAGAGCTAATATGAAAAAATCATATTACTCTAGCAGCACAACAGCAGAATTTGTTATAACAATTAACGATCCAACCGAAGGTGTTATCATTATGTCTTTGCCATATGCAAACACAGCCAATATCCCAGCAGGAAGATATGTTTATGATGTTATCATAAAAGATCCGAATAATGTTGTTTCGAGGGTTTTGGAAGGAGTTGTGAATGTTTTACCTCAGGTTACTGTATTTTAAAGGAAAAAAATGCCAACAGTAACAGTTAGACAGCCAGCAACCGTTAAAGTAAGGGTTGAAGGACAAAAAACTAAAGTCCAAACACTTTCTTATGGAACAAAAACACTTAGAAGTTTAACGGACTTATCACTCACTGGTGCAAACACTGGTGATGTAATTGTTTATAATTCCGAAACGAAAACATTCGGTGTAAAAGGACTTGGAACAGATACACCGGTCCATGGTAGTTTGATACCAACAGAATCTAGAATGTTTGACCTTGGTTCCAGAACTAAAAAATTTCGAAGTTTGTATCTAAGTGGTAACACCATCGATTTGGATGGAACAGTAATTAAAGCTGAAGGAACAACTGGCGCCGTTTCGATTACTGCAAAACCGACAGATGCTATTCCCGACCCAATTGCTATTGTTATCTCACCAGTTGGTGGTTTTGCACCAGTTCAAACTGTCGGAGGCATAATAGACCCTACTGCTGTTCAAGCAGCAGTGGCAAATTCGGTAACTTATTTGGCATTTAAAGGTGCGGATGCAGGAATGTTTTAAAATATGTCAAATACCACGATACAGATATTACGTTCTTATGCAAATACAGCACCAGCAAACCTAGCAGATGGTGAATTGGCATATTCGTTTCTGTCAAATACTCTTTTCATTGGTAGCACAACGTTGAATGTCGAGACTCAATTATGGTCCAACAACATCATTAGTATTGGTGGACCAGATTATATTGCTAATGCGGTTAGTATAATTGACGGTGGCATTTTTTCATAAATAGATAATAGGATTAGTCCAACAAAACAACAAGGATAATAATAATGGCGAATACCTCAATTTTAATTAAACGTTCCACCACGGTAGGGCGTCCAGTAAGCTTACAAGCTGGTGAACTGGCGTATTCCTACTTATCTAATACCATATTCATCGGTTCACCTGATGGAAATGGTGTTGTTAATGTTGGTGGTCAATACTATACATCTCAAATTGATTCTGCAACCAATCTAAACACAGGCGGAACGCTAGTTCGCCGTGATTCAAATGGTAACGTTTCGTTGGGTTATGTTACTGCTACCGGTATTGATGTTGCTAACATCACCGGTAACGCAAACTCTGCAACTCAATTCCAAACCGACAGATACATCAACGTTTCTGGTGGTGACATTACTGCATCTGCACAGTTGTTCAATGGTACTGCAAATGCAACATTAAGTGCGTCACTTAACTCTGTTTCTGGACTAAGTGCTGGTGTATATGGTGGTACAACCGCTATACCAGTTGTTACTGTGGCTGCCAATGGTCGTGTCATGGCAATTGCCAACACAAGTATTTCCACCGACTTAAACATTGCTGGTGATTCCGGCACAGACACAATTCACCTTGGATCGGATACATTGACATTTGTTGGTGGTGAAGGTATAACTTCAACTGTTACAGACAATACAGTTTCTTTTGGTGTTGACACAACAGTTGTTCGTGCAAATACCGCATCAATGAATCAAACAATTGATGGTGACATTACCATCAGCGGTAACTTGCATGTTCTTGGTACACAAACAGTTATTACAACTGCAACACTTGAAGTTTCTGACCCATTACTATATCTTGCTGGCAACAACTATGTATCAGATGCAGTTGATATTGGTTGGGTTGGTAACTACAACAATGGTTCTGCTAACCTACATGCTGGTATTATCCGTCATGCTGGTGATAAAGACTTCTATATCTTTGATGGTTACGACCAAGAACCAGATTCAAACGTTATTGACATTACTGGCAACGGTTTCCATGTTGCAAACTTACATGCAAATCTAATCTCTGCATGGTCTAACGTTACATCTTTACAAGTTGGTACATTAAACGTTGCGGGTGCAACAACACTTAAATCATTAACATTGACTGATGACTTGACAGTATCCAACGGTGGTACTGGTGCAAGTTCATTCACTGCTGGTGCAATCCTTGTTGGTGATGGCACAAACTCACTAAAGACTCTTGCAAACAGCACATATACCGCAACAGGAACAGGCGCTGCAAACAATACAGTTTCTTCAATTACCGTAGATGCATATGGTAGAGTAACTGCTGCAACATTTGAACAGATTAGTGGTCTAACAGTTGGTCAAGGTGGTACAGGACAATCATCATTCACTGCTGGTCAAGTTGTTATTGGCAATGGTTCAGGTGCATTGCAACAACTTGCAAACGTATCTTCTATCAACACCAACGTTGCATCTTCTAACACAGTATCTAACATCACAACAGATGTATATGGTCGTGTAACAGGATTCACACAACAAGAAATCTCTGGTCTATCAGTTGCACAAGGCGGTACAGGTGCTTCTTCACTAAGTGCTGGTGGTTTGTTGATTGGTAATGGAACAGGTGCAGTTTCTACACTTGCTAACGTTACATATACATTGACTGGTACATTAGGTGCAGCCAAAACAATTACATCTTTGACTGTTGATGCTTACGGTCGTGTAAGTGCTGCAACTGCTGCTGACATTTCTGGTTTGACTGTTGCACAAGGCGGTACGGGTGCTTCTACATTCACCGCAAAAGGTATCGTATACGGTGATGGAACAAATGCGTTATCAGTTACTGCTGCAGCTGGCACATCCGACCAAACATGGTCTAACCAGATTCTTACAACAACCAATGCGGGTGTTCCAGTCTGGACATCCACTCTGGATGGAGGTCAATTCTAAGCTGACTATATAATGTAAACGTTTTTTCTATATGATAGGAGTTTGAAATGAATAATGAGAAATATTTAAATTATTATATTGAGACATTAACAACCACAATGACAGATTGTGTGATTCGAAATGTCTCAATGCAAGCGAATGCTAAAATTACTGATGAGGTTGTAAAAGAACAAAGTGAAAAAATTGATGCGTTGGTTAAATCTAATGGTGAGTTGCAAAAAACAATTCAACAATTAGAACAATCTAAATTGACTAATGAAAATAATACAATTAATGATTTGAAAAATAAAGTTTCTGAATTGGAAGGAAAAATTTCCACACAGAAACAAGAACATGAGGAATTAATTAGTAAATTCCGTGATTATGATAGTGTTAAGAATCAAGCAACACATGTTGAAACATTTAAAGGTGAATTGATTAGAGCTAGAGAAGAAACTAACCGAGTTCGTGTTGAACTTGAAAATAGAATCAACTCTATTAATGCTGAAAATAATGGTAAAATTAATGGTATTAATGAAGAAAATGAAAAGAATGTTAGATTATTGATTCAAAAACATGAAACTGAAAAAGCAAATCTTAATAACAGAATTGCTGAATTAACTGATAAAATTGACTACTTACAACTGTCTCCTGCCAAAAGAAAAAAAATTGATGAACAACTTAAAGATTCATCACCAACAACAATCGTAACAGATTTAATTGGTGTTGAAAATAGTGTACTCAAGGACGGCGGAACGTTTTAAGTAAATGTCAAACACATCGATACAGTTAAAGAAATCAGGACAAACCGGAAATACACCATCAGGCCTTGCTTATGGTGAGGTTGCACTTAACTATGCCGATGGTAAACTGTATTATAAAAACAGTCTTGGTGGAACATCATACATTTCCAACCAGTTTTCTTTTGACACAATCAACTCCAACAACTCCCTAATATTTGCGGGAAGTGGTTCAGATACCTTATCTATTGCTGCTGGTGATAATATCACTATCAGCACCAATACGACCACAAAAACAATCACAATCAACGCATCGGTTGCTGGAGGAAGCGATCCAGGACCTGCGTTTGACCGTGCAAATGCAGCCTATGTTCATGCAAATGCAGCATATGCCAAGGCAAATACCGGAACAACAGCACTAGATGTAAACTCCGAAATTATTGCGTTTACTATAGCCATGAGTTAACGAATAAATAAAAGGTAACGGGAAAATAAAATGGCAAATACATTTAAAAATTATTCACAAGCAGGAGTTGGAACATCAGCATCCACAATATATACAGCTGGTTCTGGTGTGACATCCACAGTAATTGGTATGACAATTGCTAACATATTAAACACAACAATAACAGCAAACGTTATTGTAAATACTGGCGGTTCAGATTTTTATATGGTGAAAATGGCAGAAATTGAACCAGGCAGCTCTTTGATTACAATAGGTGGAGACCAAAAATTAGTTTTAGAGGCAACAGATTCTATAAAGGTTTCAACAAGTAACGCTTCTGCGGCCGATGTTATTTTAAGTTTGTTGGAAATAACATAATATGAAGTTCTCCTACATTGGCAACCAGAGTAATAGAGATGTAAGGTTGGCCGGTGGGTTTGCCAATGGAGCATTCACCACTGCCAACTCAGCAGCATCTTTTGCCAATGGTGCTTTTGTTCGTGCTAACAATTCACTTAATGTTAGTAGCGGCGGCACAATAACAGGTGACATTTCAGTAACAGGCAATATTATTGTTACTGGAGCAAACACATCTTTAGGTGAGATTAGTAACGTTCACATTTATGGTGGTAATACTGGTCAAGTATTAATTACTGATGAATTTGGAAATTTAAGTTTCATTGATTTTCCATCAATTCAATCCACAGTATATACAGCAAACACAATATCATTAACAAATGGTGTATATGTTTCTGGTAATGTTGATAGCATCAAAACTTTAAATGATGGTGATTATTATCAAATTACCGATGGAACAAATACTGGTCCCGCATGGATTATAACAACAACTTTTGAAGGTGTTTCAGCATTCAATAGGGTAGTCACAAACATAGACTATACCGCATCTTCAGGACATACAATATATTTTCAAGTATATAACTATGACACAACAGCTTGGGATAATATTGGTTCTTATTCTGGCTCATCTGGTTATATACAATATGCACTTGCAGTATTAAACTACTCGTCATACATCAACACATCTAGTGGTGGAACCGTTCAGGTTCGTTTGTATCATTCAAACACAGGTAATGCAGGTCACACAACAAAATTAGACTATCTTGCTTTAGAGTTTGGAACAACAGGTCAACAAGGACCTAGAGGACCAACCGGACCAACTGGCGCAACTGGTTCTGGTATTAATCCTGGTGGAACAGCAGGTCAAATATTATTAAAAAATAGTTCGACAAACTATGATACTTCATGGTCAAATAATTTAATTGATGCATGGAACACTGCTAATGCAGCCTTTACAGCTGCAAACACCTCATCAGGAACTTATGCAGCTTCTGCTTTCGACCAAGCCAACACAGCGGCATCGTTTGCTAATGGTGCTTTTGACCAAGCCAACTCAGCAGCATCTTTTGCCAATGGTGCGTTCTTAAGAGCCAACGCATCTTACACCGCACAAAATACCACAGCTTCATTTGCAAATGGTGCTTTTGTAACAGCCAACTCAGCTGGTTCATTTGCTAATGGTGCCTTTGTAACAGCCAACTCAGCTGGTTCATTTGCTAATGGTGCCTTTGTAACAGCCAATTCGGCAGCTAGTTTTGCAAATGGTGCCTTTGTAACAGCCAATTCGGCAGCATTATTTGCCAATGGTGCTTTTGACAAAGCCAATTCAGCTGGTTCATTTGCTAATGGTGCATTTAGTAGAGCTAATAGTGCGTATTCTCAAGCAAACTCAGCAGCTTCATTTGCAAATGGTGCTTTTGTAACAGCCAACTCAGCAGCAGATTTTGCAAATGGTGCTTTCACATCTGCAAATTTAAAATTTAATAGTAGTGGTGGTACAATTTCTGGTGATGTAAACATCACTGGTAACTTATCAATCACAGGAAACACATTCAGCACCAGCGCAACACAAATTGTTGCTAATGATACTCTGTTCATCATGGGAACAGGAAATTATTCTGGTGATGTTCTTGATATAGGTTTTGCAGCTCACTATAATAATGGCACTAATGCACACACAGGTCTAATAAGAGATTCCGGCACCAAAGAATGGCAGTTGTTTGAGGAATATACACCTGAAGTTGGTGCAAACAACAATATTATCATTACTGATAGTTCCTTTAAAATTGCTACACTAAATGCAAATTTAAAGTCAACTACAATAACAATTAAAAATATTGACTTATTGCCATATGTAAACAATGCATATGATAAAGCAAATTCTGGTGCATCTTTTGCCAACGGTGCATTTTTAGTTGCAAACTCAGCAGCATCTTTTGCCAATGGTGCCTTTGGCCAAGCCAATTCGGCAGCTTCATTTGCAAATGGTGCTTTTGTAACAGCCAACTCAGCTGGTTCATTTGCTAATGGTGCATTTTTAGTTGCAAACTCAGCAGCTAGTTTTGCTAATGGTGCCTTTGTAACAGCCAATGCATCTTATACAGCACAAAATACAACCGCTGGATTTGCTAACGGTGCTTTCGTTACAGCCAATTCAGCAGCTAGTTTTGCTAATGGTGCCTTTACAACTGGTAATAGTGCCGCTTCATTTGCTAATGGTGCCTTTGTAACTGCTAACTCAGCAGCTAGTTTTGCTAATGGTGCTTTCGATAGAGCCAATGCTGCATTTAATGCTGCAAATACAGGTGGTTCCAGCACGGATTCGTGGGCAAGGTCTCAGGCCAATGCTGCATTTAATGCTGCAAATACTGCTGTTTCCGCAAGTGGTTCACTAACTGGTTATGTTGATGTATTTACAGGTGATGGATCAACTTCAAATTTCTCTTTATCAACAACACCAAACAATGAAAATATTACGTTTGTTGCTGTGCAAGGTGTTTTGCAACCAAAAGCTTCCTACTCTTTATCCGGAAGCACCCTAACATTTGATTCTGTAATACCAAATTCAGCATATATTGAAGTAACTACCTTATCTGGTGCCGGCGGCGGCAGTTCGATTTCTTGGTATATTGCAAACGCAAATACAACAATGGTTGCAAGTCGTGGTTATTTTGTTGATACAACAGTTGGTCCATTGACAATGACTTTACCAGCTACAGCAACATTAGGAGATACAATTAGAATAAATGATTTGGCAGGAACATTTAGTGCAAACAATTTAACTATTAATCGAAATTCACATAAAATTGAAGGCGCAACAAATGATTTGTTGGTGAATGTGGACCAAACCAGTTTTGGACTAATATATAGTAATAGCACCTATGGATGGAAAGTAATAGAACTATAATGACAACGACAAATTTAACAAATATAAGAGCAAATGCCTGGACAAATGTTGTAACCACAATTATTTCAACAACTGGTTCTTCTGGTGGTCCAAAAATTTCCAGCATTTCATATCCTGGAGATGATGCTGCGGCTGATGTAAATGGTGGACAAACAATCACATTAACCGGTTCAGGTTTTAATTCTGGTGCAAGCGTTATAATTAATGGAACTTATGCTGGTGTTGTTACTGTTGTAAGTAGCACATCAATTACATTTACAGCTCCAGCACAAAGCGCAGGAACATATGCAATTTATGTTGTCAATACGGATGGCGGTACAGCAATTGCTGTTCCAGGAATAAGTTATAGTGGAACACCAACTTGGAGTAATACAGCCGGAAGCATAGCAACAGTATATGAAGCTTCAAGTATAAGTTCTCAATTAGGTGCAACAGGTGATGCGCCAGTAACATATAGTGTATATTCAGGAACATTACCTCCAGGAAGTTCTTTGAATACAACTACCGGATTAATATCAGGAACATCAGCAGCAACATCAAGTCCAACAACTTATAGTTTTACTGTTCGTGCAACCGATGCACAAAATCAAGATACAGACCGAGCATTTAGTATAACAGTTAATCCTGATGTTGTCACATGGAGTTCACCTGCTGATAACTCAACCACCACAACATACGAATATGTTGCAATAACTCCAGTATCATTATCAGCAACAAGTGCAGCTGGTAAATCCATAACATATACAGCAAATGCATTGCCTACTGGTGTCACATTAAGTGGTTCAACAATTTCAGGAACACCAACAACGGTTGCAAATACAAATACACGTGTGACTGCTAACGCTGCGGCAACTTATAGAACAGCAACAAAAGATATTAATTTTGTGGTTAACCAAGACGTTGTTACGTGGAATAGTCCAGCAAACAATACAGTTTATTCAGTATATACTGATAGTGCTATAACACCCGTAACACTATCAGCAACAAGTGCGGCCGGATTTGGTGTAACATATGCAGCAAATACTTTACCAACAGGTCTCACTTTAAGTAGTGGAGTAATTTCAGGAACACCAACAGTTGTTGGAAATACTGATACATTAATAACAGCTACAGCCGCAACAACAAATAGAACAAAAGTTGCCACATTTAGTTGGATTGTAACTGTTGGTGGTGATCCATATTTTAAAAATACAACACTATTATTGAGTGCTAATACTGATGTTATTTCAACCCCACTTATTACTGATAAGAGTTTATTTAATGCACAAATGACCGTTTTTGGTGATTGTAGAGCAAGCAACTTTAATCCATACAGTGAAGGTTATTACAGCAATTATTTTGATGGTACTGGAGATTACATCACAGCACAATCAATAACCCTCGGAACAAACCCATTCACTATTGAGTTTTGGGCATATCCAACATCAATACCTACAAACGCTATTATATTTGGTACTGCAACAAACGGAGGCATACAACTACAAACTGATAGTGCAGGAAATATGTCGGTTGGAACATATGGGGTATCAAATACATTATCAACATCAGGAACTCCGTTTGTTACGAATAGATGGCTTCACATTGTGGTTGTGAGAAGCGGAACCGGCACTAACCAAACAAGCGTTTACTTCAATGGAGTTCGTTATGCTAATGGTACAGTATCCACAAACTATGTTGCGGGCACGGCAACCATTGGTGGGTTAGCGTCACAGACGTTTTTTGGGTATATTAGCAATTTCAGATTAGTTGTCGGTACAGCACTGTATGACCCAACACAAACTACAATAACCGTACCAACATCACCATTGACCGCAGTTGCAAATACACAACTATTAACTTGTTGTTCAAATAGATTTCTTGATAAATCAACTAATGCGACAACAATAACAGTTACAGGTAACGTAAGTGTTTCTCCAGAAATTCCATTTGCTGCGCCTAATAATAATTATGGTAGTATCTACTTTGACGGCACAGGTGATTATGTTATGGCTAACAGCAATCCAGCCTATGCGTTTGGTGCGGCTTCAGGAACAAGTAATGATTTTACTGCTGAATGCTGGGCTTATTTTACTGCTATACAATCAGCTCAAAGTCCAGGCTTAATGTCTGTTGCAAACTCAGCATCAAGCACAGGTTGGCAAGTTTATTATGATCCTTCTTCTGGTTGGGGAGTCCGTTCTAATGCGGCTAACATATTCACAAATGCTAGTCCACCAGTTGTTGGCAGATGGTATCACGTAGCATACGTTAGAGCCGGATCAACACATACATTGTATATTAATGGTGTTTCAATTGCAACAAGCACAACAGCTGCAACTTGGTCTGACCAAGTATTCTATTCTGGATACACACCAATTGGCCAAAACGTATATGGTTATGTCAGTGATGTAAGATTGGTGAAAGGTGTAGCAGTTTATACAGGCAACTTTACTCCACCAACATCACCATTGGCCATTTCACAATCTTCAGGAACCAATATTGCTGCTGTTTCTGCGGGAAACACAAGTATATTATTATTCCAAAATAATGGAAGTCATAACAATAATCACATTAAAGATTCTGCAAATGCAATGACAATTATCACAAGAGCCGGTAATGTTCAAGCAGGAACATTTAGTCCTTATGGTGATAATTGGAGTGTTTATTTTAATGGTTCTTCCGACTTTTTAACAGTTAGTGGAACAACAACACTTAACGTTGCTAGCACAGGTGCATATACAATCGAATCGTGGGTTTATCCAACTGGAAGTAGTTCATATAGTTGTATTGCCTCAAAGGATTGGTCTCCAGGAACTACATATGCATCATTCACAGTTTATCTTGATGCTTCAAGAAAAGTTAACTTTTCTGGCGGCAATGGAACAACAAGCGCAACCGGATCTTTTGGATTTACTGGTGTAAATGCAGTAGCATTAAACACTTGGTCACATATTGCTGTTGTTGTAAGTGCTGGAACATGGAAAATTTATATCAATGGCCTATTAGATGCGACTGGTAGTATGGGAACGGGAGTTGTTGGTGTTAGCACAAATGCAATGATTGTTGGTGGGTCCAATAGCGGTGGTTCAGGAACAGCATATTTTATAGGTCATCTGTGTGATACAAGAATTACAAAATCTGCCATTTACACAGCAAACACCTCAACAAGCACAACTCCATTATTAGCAGATACAAACACTCAAATATTAGTTTGTAATTCAAATAGATTTATTGACAAGAGTTATAATGCATATGCATTAACCGCAACAGGTGCACCAAGAACTATAAAATTTAGTCCATATGCAACCATCAACTCATCATTACCAAAATATTATAGTTATGCTTTTGGTTCAACATCAAACTATTTGTCAGTAACACCTAAAGGAACAGTTTTTCCTTCATCTGGAAATAGTTGGACGGTTGAGGGTTGGTTTATGTTTAAATCATTTGCAGCTGTTTGTGGTTTAGCGACTGTTGGTGATTTATTAGAATTTAAAGTTACCAGCAGCACACAAATACAGGCAATTTATAGAAACACACCAGCTTCACCTGTATGGACAACATTTACTGGAACATATTCATTCAACACCTATACATGGTATCATATTGCATTGGTGAATAATAATGGTTCTCTACAAGTTTATGTGAATGGTACATCAACAGGAACAGCAGCTGCTGTAGGTGCAATGGCCGATGGTGGAACCGGCGCAAATGCAATGTGGATTGGTGGAAATGACACCTTCGCTTTTGCATCTTTAGACCAAACACTCAACGGATATATCTCAAATTTCAGAACAGCAAATACTGCGGTATATACCGGAAACTTTACTGTTCCAACAACCCCATTGGCAATTACACAATCAGCTGGAACAAATATTTCTGCATTAACAGCTGGACAAGTTAAGTTATTAACTTGCCATGAGAACGTAATTTCAGATGGAACAAGCAATAATATTGTTATAACATCTACTGCTAATACGGCATTACCGATTTCACCATTTACTGTGACAACAAATAGTGCGTCTTATAGTCCAACAACATTTGGTGGTAGCATATACTTTGATGGTACTGGAGATTATATAACAATACCAACAACAACTACGTCAGCTGCCACAAACCTTGGTGCTTCTGGTGATTTCACCATTGAGGCGTGGATTTATAACACATCAACAGCTGCTACATCTAAACTGATATTTGGTAATTGGAATGCTGGCTCAAACGGTGGTTATCAACTATACCTAAGAACAAACAACAGATTGGTGTGGCAAGCGTATACACAAAACTCACCAGATTCTGCCACACTTGATGTTCCAGTAAATGCATGGACTCATGTGGCATGGGTTAGAATGACTAACGTTGCCTACACTTATATTAATGGAGTTTTAAAAGACACTACAGCATTAACCAACAGTTGTGTTGGCCTTGCGTCAGCAGTATCTATGGGAGCACAAGACACTTCTTTGGCTTCTAATTATTTCCCAGGATATATCTCAGATTTACGTGTAACAAAGAAAGCATTATACACTTCTAATTTCTGGCCAGGTCCAACACCATTAACAACTGTTGCGTATGCTAACAACAGAACTGATGCTTCAAATACATATACAGCATCTATGTTAATCTCTGGTGCATCTGGTGGTATGATTGATGCAACACAAAAAAATAACATTGAAACAATTGGTGATGTTCACACAGTTCCGTTTAGTCCTTATAGTGGAAATTATTATAGTAATTACTTTGATGGCACTGGTGATTATTTAACTTTCCCTAATAGTTCAAACTTTGCATTTGGCACAGGCGCATTTACAATTGAATTTTGGATTAATGGACCACTTAACAATGACAAACACATTGTAAATGGTCGTGCTGCTATTGGCACGATGCACATAACAACAGGCGGTTCTGCAAGCACAGCAGGCTCACTTCGTTATGTTGGTAGTAGCACAATTACAACAGGAAGTGTATTGATAACAGACAATTTATGGCATCACTGTGCAATCGTTCGTGATGGTTCAAACAATGTGACATTATATGTTGATGGTGTCAGTCAAGGAACAGGAACAGACACAACAAACTACACATCAACCAGCGGCACTTGGTTTATAGCAAGTAACGATAGTTCCGTTGGTGGCGCCGGCACCAACACTCCAACAGCATATATTTCTAATTTAAGAATTGTTAAAGGAACGGCCATCATACCTAGTGCAGGTGGACCAACAAGTCCATTAACCGCTGTTTCAGGAACAAGTTTGTTAACCTGTCAATCCAACAAACTTAAAGATAGTAGTGTGAACAATAATGTATTAACCAAAAACGGTGATGTGTCTGTCAAATCAACAAATCCATTCCGAGTTAATACTGGATTGAGTTATTGGTTTGATGGTGCCGGTGACCGATTGGCTATTCCATATAGCATAGCTTCACCTGCATTATTATCACAAGTAGGTGCGTTTACCTTTGAATGTTGGTTTATGATGACAACACAACCTGGTGTTAACACATATTTGTTAGGTAGAAATGCTGGCGGATTCTTTGGTATAGCTATCAACACTTCAAATATTTTAATAGTTGATAAACAAGGTGTTGGAACACAAATTACAGGCACAACCACATTAAAACTTGGACAATGGTATCATATAGCAATGTCTTATGATGGCACATATACTAGATTATTTTTAGATGGTGTGTTAGAAGGAACTGTTGCTGGCACAGGTGGTGATGGTAGTGCAGCCACAACAATTGCATATTATGAAGCGCTTGGAACTTCAAGTTTTTATGGTTATATTTCTGATATAAGATTTACAAAATATGCACGATACTCATCAAACACAACATTTAGTGTTCCAACATCACCAGTATTATTGCAATAAATATGGAATTAAAACAAAATGGATCATATTGGGTAACTCAATAAAATGTCTCTATTAAAAGTAAAACCATTCATCATAGATGATGACACAGCAAGTTCTGCATATGCAGCGCAGAACACTACAGCTGTGTTTGCCAATTCTGCTTTCGATAGAGCTAATGCAGCATACTCACAAGCAAATACTGGTGCACCGGATGGTTGGGCAAGAACACAAGCCAACAATGCATATAATACAGCCAATTCTGCTGGTTCATTTGCTAATGGTGCCTTTGACCGTGCAAATGCTGCATATGCAGCTGCAAACAATGCGACAGATACATGGGTAAGAAACCAAGCCAATACGGCTTATGATACAGCAAATTCATCTGGTGTATTTGCTAACGGTGCTTTTGTAACAGCCAATTCAGCAGCATCATTTGCTAATGGTGCTTTTGTAACAGCCAACTCAGCTGGTTCATTTGCTAATGGTGCCTTTATTACCGCAAACACAGCATATGGGTGGGGTAACCATGCATCAGTTGGTTATGCAACGACAACTTATGTTGGAACAGAAATTGCCAATCTTGTTAATTCTGCACCATCAACATTAGACACATTAAATGAATTAGCAGCTGCATTAGGTAACGATGCTAATTTCAGCACAACAATTACCACAACTCTTGGCATCACAAATTCATTTGCTAATGGTGCTTTCTTAAGAGCTAATGCATCTTATATTGCTCAAAATACCACAGCATCTTTTGCAAATGGTTCATTTGATAAAGCCAATTCTGCTGGTTCATTTGCCAATGGTGCATTTTTAGTTGCAAATTCTTCCGCATCATTTGCTAACGGTGCATTTATAACGTCCAATTCAGCAGCATCATTCGCTAATGGTGCGTTTGTTACAGCAAATTCATCATCAGATTTTGCCAATGGTGCTTTTGCTCGAGCAAACGCAGCTTATGCACAAGCAAATACTGGAGGTGGTGGTAGTGGTATAACGTATACTGCATCTAATACAGCACCATCGACACCGCATGTTGGTGACCAATGGTATTTGATTGCAACAGATATTCTTTATGAATATATAAATGATGGAACAAGTAATGTTTGGGTTGATACAACTTCACCAACATTAACAAATAACAGCACACTTAGTATTACAGATGATTGGGTAAGAATTAAAGCCAATTCATCATATGACGCAGCTAATAGTGGTGCATCTTTTGCAAATGCGGCTTTCACACGAGCCAACTCAGCATATGCTGCGGCAAATTCAGCAGCATCTTCTGGATTAACTACAGGAAAAGCTATTGCAATGGCAATAGTATTTGGAGGATAAAATGGCAGCAGTAAACGTAGTCAATGTAACAACAATTTATGGTAAAACGGTAGCAGCAAATTTAACCTCTACCTCGGCCACAAGCATTGTAAGTAATGCTGCAAGTTCATCGACACTAATTAAAATTAATACTTTGAATATTACTAACACAACAGGAACAGCAGTTACAGCAACCATTTATTGGAATAATGGTGCCAATCTTACTGGAACTTCATTTAATATTCTCAACACCAGTGTTCCTCCAAACAGTGCATTGACAGCTATAGACAAAAACGCTCCTTACTATTTGGAAGAAGGCCAAAGTATAGGTGTAACAGCTGCTACAGCTAATACATTTATTGTTACTTGCAGTTATGAGGTAATCAGCTAATGTCCCAAAACGGTGGTATTAGAGGTCCTGGTCAAATAGTTACGTCAACCGCACCAGCAAAAAAAGCCAATCTTAGTGAAGCACAACAATATTCTTCTCTAGGAAATTGGCCAGGTTTGATATTTTATCAAAATTATTCCACACCTGGAACCTATTCATTCACTTCACCAATCGATGGCAATATTTCTTATATGGCTATCGGCGGTGGCGGTGGCGGTGATAATGGAAATGTTGGTGATGGTGGCGGAGGCGGTGGCGGTGGCGGCGGTTGCATATATGCTTCTAATGTTGCTGTGAGTGTTGGTGATATATTAACTATTGTTGTTGGTGCTGGTGGATCTGGACCAGCAACATACAATTCAGATTCTAATCCTGGTGGAAATAGTTCAGTCACTTTAACTCAAACCGGAAAAACAAATTTTGTCATAACAGCTCAAGGTGGTTATGGTGGCAAAACTTATCCAGCTGGAGTGAGTTTAGGTGGAATGTATGATTATACAGCATCATACAACAACGGAACTGTAGCGGGCGGAAGCAATAAAGTTCTAGGAACATATGCCGGCGGTGGCGGCGGCGCTGGATACAATGGCGGTGGAGGTGGCGGCGGTGCTGCAAGTGCAGGTGGTAACGGTGGTGGCGGCATAGGTTCAATTGGCACAAATGGTGCTGGAACAATTGGTCCTACCGGTGGCCAAGGTGGTGCTGCAAGTACAACTGCAAGCGCACCAAGTAGTGGCGGCGGCGCAGGAGGTTCAGGTCAACATGATATAACAGGCGGCGGTGGCGGAGGAGGATATACGTATAGTTCCTCAGTACCAACAACAGCCGGCGGCAATGGAAATGGACTTACAACCAGCGGTTCAAAAGGTGGGAACGGCGGATTTCCAGGTGGTGGTGGCGGTGGAAGTTGGGACACTGGAACTGGCGTAACATCAGATGGCGGAAATGGTTTTGTAAGAATAGTATGGGGCACTAACGCATCTGGCGCAAGATTATTTCCCGTTAATGCATTGGATACTTAAATGAATCTATATATTAAAGTTGAAAATAATACGCCAATAAATTATCCTATAACTTTGGAAAATTTATTGATGATACATCCAGATTTTAATGAAACCAATAATTATGGATTCATAAAGTTTAATAGAGGTTCTATTCCAGATATAGTAGAACCTTATTTGATAACAGAATATTTTTTTACAATACGAGATAATGAATGTTTTGAAAAATATAGAGTTCGTAATATGACCGATGAGGAAAAAAATATTAAAATTAACAACATGCAAGAATCGAAACCATATGAAAGTTGGATTTTCAATGAATCTAAATGTTCATGGGAACCACCTATTCCTATGCCTGATGGTAAATACCGTTGGAACGAAGAAACAATTAGTTGGCAACCAGATGAAGCTTAAATAAGTATATAAAAGGTTTATTAAATGTCATTTCCAACAAGTCCAACAAACGGCCAAACAGCCACAATAAACGGTATAACGTATACTTATAGTGCCACTTATGGTACTTGGACAAGAGTGCCTGCGCCAGGTAATATCGCAGTCAATATAGATACTTTTGTTGGTGATGGTAGTAATACAAGTTTTACTATGTCTACTGCACCAACAGATGCAAACAACGTTATCATTAACGTTAATGGTGTCATTCAATTAAAAGAAGCATATACAGTAACAGCAAATTCCACAACACTCACACTATCATCAGCACCGGCCAATGGTGCCAAGGTCGATGCAATTATCTTTAAGAGTGGTGCAGTATCATCAACATCAGGTGGTGGTGGAACAACAAGAGCTCAGTCTATGACTATGGGCATATTATTCGGAGGTTAACATGGCAGCACCAAATTTATTAACAAGTACATCAGTAACAGGAAATGTTGCAGGTCAAGCAATAACAACTTCAGCAACAGCGATTGTATCTAATGCAAGCAGTAGTGGTAAATTATATAAAATTAATTCTTTATATGTTTCAAATATAAATGGTTCAGCAAGTGCTGACGTTACTGCTGATGTTTACAAAAACGGTACAACTGCATATAGATTAGCTTACTTAATTACTGTTCCAGCAAAATCGACAATCAACATTGTTGCAAAAGATATAACAGTTTATTTGGAAGAAAATGATAGTTTAAGATTAACTGCCAGTGCAAATAGTTATTTGGAAGGCGTTTGTTCTTTTGAGGTTATCAGCTGATGAGTAATTCATTTAAAGGCCTTGGTGATATTAGAAAAGTTGCAAGGTCAACCTGGTCAAATCAACCAACAGGAATGTTTTCTCTAGATACACAATATAGAGAAAATTTAAATAATATTTGGCCAAATTCAAATACAACAATGATAATTAGCGGTGCAATGTCACAAGCACCTTATTTACAAAGTTATGCTATTGGTGGCCAACAAGATGGTAGCTACCAACAAGGTTTAGATTATAGATTTGCAAATAATTCTATTGGTTTGGCAATTGCTGGTCAAGCAAATGATGTGTCTTGGGAAAAAACAGGAACTTACATTGCTGTAGCTCACGCAACAACACCTTATGTAACGATTTGTAAAAAAACTATAACTAACAATTGGTATCCAACATTAACAAAATTATCAAATCCTGCAACGTTACCACCAGCTACAGGAAATGGTGTGGAATTCAGTCAAGATGGAATTTACCTTGCTGTAGCTCACAACACGACACCTTTTGTAACAGTCTATAAAAGAAGTGGTGATACATTTACTAAATTAACAAATCCAGCAACATTACCGGCTAGTTCGGGATTTGGAGTATCATGGAGTCCGAGTGGAACTTATCTTGCTGTAGCTCACGCAGTGACACCTTTTGTAACAATTTATAAATTAGATAAAACAACCGACACTTTAACAAAACTTTCCAATCCTGCAACGTTACCACCTAGTACAGGTGCTAGATGTGCATGGAGTCCAGATGAAGGATACCTTGCTGTAGCTCACACATCGACACCTTTTGTAACAATTTATCAAAGAAGTGGTGACACATTTACGAAAGTGGCCAATCCATCAACGTTGCCAGCCAGCGTTGGCAATGATGTATCATTTAGTCCTGATGGTCGGTGGTTAGCAGTTGCACATAATAACACACCATATTGCAGTTTATATGATACAACTGGTGGTGGATTTACATATGTTTCTATATCAAGTTATTTTGGAACATTACCAACAGGAACCGGTCAATCGGTGGTGTTTTCGAAAGATAGTAATATATTATATATTGGCCATACAACATCACCTTTTTTAACTTTGGTTGGTGGACTTAAAAATTGGGCTGGGGGTGGTTTAACATCGTATTTTTTCGATACTGATATCACACCTGTTCCATTAGGAACACTTTTAGGTATAGACGTTTACTGAAAATAAATAAAACATGGCATTAACAACAATACTCCCATCAGGTTTAAATTCAGCGAATGATTTTTCATCGTTGGTGCCGTCTGCCTACTCAACAGCAAATGCGGCCTTCATACAAGCTAACGCAGCGTTCACTCAGGCAAACACCGATGTAACAAACATATCGATTTCAACTGGTGTTTATGGTGGTGCATCTGTTGCTCCTGTTATTACCGTAGCTGCCAACGGAAGAATAATTGCGGTAAGTAACGTGTCTATTTCAGGTGGCGGCGGTGGCGGTGGAGCATCCGTAACTGTTGGTCCAACTGCACCTTCACCCGCAGCAAATGGTTATTTGTGGTATGATGACACCTCAACGGGTGAATTGTTTGTTTATTCTTCTGGTGCTTGGGTTACCACCAGTATTATGCCTTCAACAAGTGCTGATGCACCGTCTATCACCGGACCAACTGAAGCAAACGAAGCAACAACACAAACATTTACAATCAGTAATTATAATGGAGCGTATACATATATAATTGCAGTAACAGGCGGTTCAGTTACAAGAACGAACCAAAACATTTATTGGACGATGCCTTCTGTTACAACAAATACAACATATTATATGACAACGCAAGTCGTTAACGCTGGAACAACAACAGCGGTAGACACAAGAACAGTATTAGTTGTGAACTTGAATGTATCCGATACATCAGTTATCATCACCGATTTCACGGTGAATAGTCTAAGTGCAGGATGGTATTAATAAATGAAAGCATATTCAGCAAATGGTAGTTTTGTAACTAACATATATCAACAAGA